ATGACGAAAAAATGGGTAGCGCCCCCGTTATGGCGTGAGGAATTGACCGGATGGCTCGCGGCACTGAAGGCCGGTGGCCGCAGCGAGCAAACACTATTGACCAGACGGCGAAAAATGACATACACGGCCGTATGTTTGGGTGTCTCGCCGTATGAGGTCACCTGCGAGATGATGACACAGTGGTTCGCCTCGCAATCCTGGAAACCGGAAACACGCAAAGCGTACCGCAACACGGTGTCGAGCTTCTTCGCATGGATGCGGCAGACCGGCCGGCGCAATGATGACCCAAGCATGGAACTGCCGAAAGTCAAACGCCCTAGACCTCATCCGCGCCCGTGCCCGGACAAGGTGATATTGGCCGCGTTGGCGCGTGCCAGCGAGTCCGAGATAATCATGCTGCGGCTCGGTGCCGAGTGCGGTTTAAGGCGTGGCGAGATAGGCCGGGTGTCCAGTGGCGACGTGGTTGACGATCTCGTTGGCCGGTCGCTGGTGGTCAATGGCAAGGGCGACAAACAGCGCATAGTGCCGTTACCCGACGACTTGGCCGACCTGATAAGCGCGTGCGATGGGTACGTGTTCCCCGGCCGGTTCGGCGGGCACGTCGAGGAAAGCTACATAGGCGACAGACTGTCGAGCCTGCTCGGTGACGGATGGACCGCGCACAGCCTGCGCCACCGGTATGCTACCGCCACGTGGCAAGCCACGCACGACCTGCTGCTGGTGTCCAAGCTGCTCGGTCACGCGAGCGTGGAAACGACACAGGTGTACGTGGCAATGCCAGACGAACGGCTGCGCGCGGGCATGGCCGCCGTGCTGCTCTCAGCCTGACAGTTGCGCCCATGTGACGGTCTTCAACACCGCGAGAATCAACGCGCGGAGCTTGGTGTCATCGGGCGTGCTGCCTTTCAGATTGCCGATGCGTTCGTAGGCCATTAGTCGGCTCTCCACACGTACACATCGAACGTGGTTTTGTCCACGTACATCGCGCCGGCCACGCCGCTGCCGGTGGGAGCACCCTGGGTGAACACGATGCCCGGACCCGCCGGACCCGCTGGGCCTTGCGCGCCGGTTTCGCCCCTGGCTCCGGCTGGGCCTTGCGCGCCGGTTTCGCCCCTGGCTCCGGCTGGGCCTTGCGCGCCGGTTTCGCCCTTCGGCCCCTGCGGTCCCTCGGTTCCGCGTGGGCCCTGTGGTCCCTGTTCGCCGCGTAGGCTGCCGATTTTTCCGAATGCCATGGTTAGTTCCTTTCTTGGTTGTTGGTGTAGAGGTCCATGGTGTCCAAGTCGAGGTAGATGTCACCCGGCTTGCCGTCGATGGTCGGGGAGCCGTGCCCGGTGAGGAACCGGGGCATGCTGTCGATCATGGTTTTGATGTCGCCGGTGACGGCCTGCCATGCGGCGAGGTTGCGTCCCGGTTTGAACGTGCGCGGGTCCACGTCCGTAAGTTCCGCGTATTCCAGCGTGCCGGCCGTGTCGGGCACGGTGAACCAGCGAATAGACCCGTAGGGCACTTGCTCGTCGGTTTTCCAACACCAGTCGGGACCGGTGGGCTGGATGTCCACGGTGGCTTCGCCTTCTTCGTCCAGCACTACGGTGAACGTGTCGGGCAACACCACACTTGCGTCGTCGGTATGACGGGCGGATGGTTGGAACACGACCATGCCGACGCCGGCACGGGTGCCGCCGTTGGTCGGGGCGCGTAATCGTATGTGCACCATCGTCATGATTGGGCTACTTTCCGGCCATGCGCAGCGGATTGTATGCCACGCCGAAACCACCAGCGATAAGACCGCCCACGGTGGTGATGTAATCGCCCACGGTCGGGTCACCGAACTGGGTGAAACCGAAACCGACCGCTACGGCGATGAGACCGGCCACATACGCGATGGTGCGCACGGTGTTGTTGAACACGGGTGTGTAGCCCTTCTCCGCGTCCGTGCTGCCGGTGGCCTTGTGGTCGGCCACTCCCGGAGTATTCACGGGGTCGCTCATTTGCCCGTCCCCTTGTCCTTGGTGGTGATCTGGATGTCGAGCGTGGCCAACTTGCTTTCCACGGCCTTGCGCACGGTGTCGGCGATGGTGTTCGGGTCCGCGCCGATGCTCTTGGCCATGGCCTCCAACGCGGCAGTCTGAGCCTTCTCGTACGCGGTCGTCTTGGCCTGCACGAATTGGCTGATTTGATCGGCGCGCGCCGCCCACGGGGCTTTATTGCTGCTGTGAATCTCTTTCACGCCGGCGTTCTTCAACACCACGACCTGGTCCGGGTGTGATAGGCCGACGCGGCCGGTTTCGGGGCTCCAGTAGTAGCCCACGCCGCTGTCGTCGTCCCAGATAACCAGTGCTGTGCTCATTTCTGTTTCTCCTTGACTAGATGGATTGGTTAACAATTGATTGGCGCGGTCGATGACCCGTTGGACGGGCAGACCGTTCGGTGCTCGGTCGGGGCATCCGTAATGGTCCGTGCCGGGTATCTCGCGGTGCAGCCACACGTTGCCGTTCAACCCGTCGTGCCAGAGCTTGCCGAGCCCGTAACGGCGGCTAATGTCCGCGCACAACTGTGCGGACGCTTCCACGCATGCGTCGGTCATGGGCACGCCTTGCATGCCGCCTTCATGCTCGATGCTGATGGTGCTGTTGTTGCTCGAAAAATTCGCGTCGGAATATGAGCCGTTGGCCTCGCTCACGTACTGGTGAATCTCACCCGTGCCGCCGATGCCGTAATGGGCCGAAGCCTGCGAACTCGGCCGCTGGAAAACGGCGTCTGTGCCGGCGAGACGGCCGACCATGATGTGCAGGGTGATGTGAGTCACCCGATGCCCGTTGCGCCCGTTGTAATGGTTCGGGCTGGGCACTTGTTTGATGTTCAATGCCATTGTTGTGTCCTTTTAGTTGTCGTGTTTGAACAAGCCTTCGGGCGGGTTCGGCGGGGGTGGTGGCGCGCCCCTGTATATGTGGTCGATGAGCGCGCGGTTATGCTCCCACAACAGATTCATGTCGGCCATGGTGTCCTTGAGTTCTGTTTGCGCTTCGTGGAGCATGTCGGCGCTGTTTTCCTCGTGGGTGGCTTTGTTGTTGAGCCACGCCACAACGGCCTGCACGGCCGCACCGAACGCGACGCCGCACGCGCCGGCTATCGCGGTGATGAAATCCACCATGTTTCCTTTCAAATGAGACGGGATAACGCAGGGTTATGAGTTCGGCGTGGCCGACGCAAGCACCGATCAAAACGGTGTGGCCACCGTCAATTGGGTCCGACACTCCAAGTCTCCTCAGGTAATGCTGGTGATGCTGGCGAGAACGTCGTCCGATGATCTCGACCGATTCCTGAGCCCAATGGTGTACGAGCTGACCAATAATGGCGCTCAGGTCAGGTTCCGCAGGAACGATAGCAACGCCTGGGCCGGCAATCAGCCGACGAAGTTCTACTGGCTCGCCCTCTGGAAGTAGGTCACCAGATGGCTAGGTAAGAGAACGTGAGCGGCCAGGACTCGGCCCATTTGTGCGTGTCCAGACGCCAGAAACGCACTTGGAACTCGGTGGCGGTGATATCCCACACTATCGGGTTGAAGATTCTGGCTCTGTCGTCGCCGTCTTGGGAATTTCTGACGCGGGTTACGAGCACGGCCTTGGGTTTGGTCTTGTGCTTGGCGAACCTGACCGAGGCCGCACCCAACTGTGTTGTCTGGAGGGTGACGGTGCCGGACTCGTAACCCTGCGTTATCGCGGCGATCTGCGATTGCAATGAGTCGATTTGCGTGTTCTGCGCGTATTTCACCCATGCCGAACCGTTCCAACAGTAAGGCCCGTTGTTATTGCCGTCTGAGGTCACGTAGCCGGTTTGGCCGGTGGAGCCTCTCATCGTGGCGAGCGTGGCGAGCGTGCCCGCTATGGCGGGCTTCACGCCCGCGATGGTCGAACGCTGGTCCACCAGTTTCAACGCGGCTTCCGTGGTTTCCGCCGCCTTTTTGAAACCAGCGGCCGCGTTCGATACTAGGTCGCCGCCTTCTATGTAGCTGATGCCGTAGGTGGGTGTGGTTTTCATTCTTGGTTTCCTTCCCAGTTCGGCCGGTCGATGCCGGTCGTGCTTGTCGGTTTGTCGAAAACTGTGAACCCTGTCAATTCCGCGAACGTGAACACGCATTGCGCGAAGGTGGCCGGCCAGTCCGTGAAGTCCTGCCAGCGCATGCCGGTGTTCGCTGTGGAGTCGAGCGGGTACATGGTCGCTTCATGGGTCATGCCCCGCTTGTGGGTGAACGTGATACGCCCGCCGATGGTCGTGAACGCGCCGGAGAACGCCGGTCGCCCGTCCATGCCGGTCAACGTGCTCAAACGTATGCCGGTGATAAGCACGGGACCGGAGGGTTCGGGACGGAACAGGTGCGGGAACGACACCGGGTCTAGGTTCGTTCCAATGAACTTAATGGACTCGTTGCGCAGCCGGGTGTCGTGCGTGATGATCCACGATGCCGCCGCCTGCCGTTGCGCGTCGGACGTGGCGAACGTGCCGCCCGTGTGCAAACCACCGGAGTCGTCGCCGGCCACGGCGTCCGAATCGGCCGTGACGCTTTTCTGCGTGTCCGTGAGCCGTGTGGGCAGACGGCTCAAATCCGTGTAGACGGTTTCCATGTCGTCGTATTCCACCACGCCGTTATTGTTCTTCGCGCGTTTGGTTTTGGCCACGGCCTGCGTGACCGGCTCCATGATGGACAGTTCCAAATCGCCGGCCACGAGATTCGCGGGCAACGTGTCACGGTGTTGGCCGTCCACGAGCACGTACGGCATGCCATCCACGCCCACATGCACCTGCACCGATCCGGCCAACGACAGCGGGCGGAGGGTGATGGTTTCACCCTGGTAATGCTCGTACCATGCGGGCGCGGGCATGACGTGCGCGTACATGCGCGACAGCAAGTCAAGTTGCGACGGGTAATCGTCGGTCTTGTACGTGGCGACTGCCGGGGGCAATTGCAACGATTGTGGTTCGGCTATGGGAGCGCCCGCCTGTTGGGCGCGCTTGTTGAGTTCCGCCAACCGCGCGGCCGGGGTGCCGACCCAATGGCGTCCCGCGTGCTTCGCCTCACCACTGGTGGGGCCTTGTGATTGCAGGCGTTTCCACATGACCATCAGGCTTGTGGCGGTCAAATGGATGCGCCACCTGTTGCCCAAGTCGGTGACGGTGCCGCCATGGCCTATCGTGCCGATGAACAGGGTGGGCACGTTCTCGCCCGGAGCTTCTGGAGCCGTGGGCAAGTATTGCTGGTGCAGTTGGGCGATGGTGCCGCGTATCCGATCCCATGCGCCCATGCTGTCGGGCAGCATGTCCCACGTGGGTTCCGCGCTGAGTTGCACCAGCACGCGCGAGCCCGACAATGTGACGGCCTTGCCGGCCAAGTCGCCAGCCCGGTCGATCAGGTCGAACGTGAGCACCGCCGGATCGGTTTGGCTCACGGGTTCGTCGGCTCCCCACGAAATCGTGAAATCATCCAACGCGGCGATGTCCTGCCGATGGTCGTTGACCGGCTTCCACCCGTCGCCGGTGTCCAAGTACATGAATGGTTGTTGCGCCATCAGCGTCGCACCCCATCGTAATCGGCTAGGAGTTTGCGGATGGCCTTGGCGGTGCCGTCCGGGTCCACCACGGTGCCGTCGATGTGAACCTCGTAGTTGTTGACCACGGTCGTGCCCGCCAAGCCCGCCCGTGTTCCGTTGAGCATGGCGGACATGCTCGTTGACGCTAGGCTGGCGTTGACGGATGCGATGGCGGTCCTCACCTTGCCTTGGAAACCTGTTTCAAGTCCCTGGGCGAAGCCCGCCATGATGGCTTTGCCGTGCGGGATCAGCAGGCGACGGTCGTAGCTGATCGGCCCCTTGTGCGAGGTGATCCAGTCGGCTATGCCTCCCACGAAACCGGTCACGCCGTCCCATGCGCTTTTCAATCCCCGGAGGAAACCGTCTATGATGCTTTTGCCGGCGTTCACGAGCAGGCCGCCCACGTTGCCCAATGCGGAGAGGATACGGCCTGGGATGCTGGAGAAGAAGCCGACCACGCCGTTCCATGCGTTCTGCGCGCCTTGTGCCGCGTTCTGGAAGAACGCGCCGATTCTGCCGGGCAATGATTGGAAGAAACCGATTATGTTGTTCACGCATCCGCCCATGAACGCGGTGAACTGGCTCCAGATGTTGCGCCCGGTTTCGGTTTGGGTGAAGAACCACGCCAGCGCGGCCACCAACGCGCCTATGGCGGTGACCACGATCATGATTGGGTTCGCGTTCATGGCGACGTTCAACGCCCATTGCGCCACTTCGGCGGCGGCAGCGGCGATGCTGAAGCCCTGCAACGCGGCCACCACGGCGCTGATGGCGCTGGCCACCTTGAACGCGGCGAGTCCGCCGCCGATGGCCACCAGCGCGCCCGCGATGGGTTCGGCGTTCGCGCTGACCCAATCACCGAACTGGGTGAGCTTGTCGGCCACCGCCTGGATGATACCGGCCGCGCCGTTGAACGCGTCGCCCAACTGCGTGCCGATGCTTCCCGCGTCGGACAATCCTTGCAGTCCGGGCGCTATCGTGGTGGCGATGTCGGAGAACGCCTGGCCCATCGAGCCGAGCGCGCCGCCCACGGCCTTCACGGTGTCCGCGAGGGATTGGAACGCTCCGGTCTTGCTTATGGAGTCGGTGAACTGCTTCAATCCTCCGGTGGCTTTCGCGGCGAAATCGCTCACGCTGTCGGCGGCTTCGGTGAGCGCTCCGGTCACCGTGGGTTTGAACAGGTCGAACGCGTCTGTGAGTCCGCCTGTTATGGCGGCTTCCAGATTGCCCAACGCGCCTTCCATGGTCTTCGTGCTCGATGCGGCTTCCTTGGCGACGTCGCTCATGCCCAAGTCCATGATGGCCTTGTTGAACTCGTCCGCCGATATCTCGCCCTTTTCCATCGCGTCGCGGAAATTGCCCGTGTACGCGCCGTTCCTGATCATGGCTTCCTGGAGTTTGCCCGAAGCGCCGGGGATGGCGTCGGCCAACTGGTTCCAGTTCTCGGTCGTGAGCTTGCCCGCGCCAGCCGTCTGGGTGAGCATCATCGCCACGCTTTTGAACGTGTCGGCGTTGCCGCCCGCCACGGCGTTCAGGTTGCCCGCCGCCTCGGTCAAACCGGTGTAGTCGCTGATGCCGTTCGCGGCCAACTGGGCGGTGGTGTTCTGTATCGTTGAGAGGTCGTACACGGTGCGGTCGGCGTAGTCGCGCGCCGCCTGTGACGCCTTCTCCACGTTCGACGTGTCGATGCCCGCGAAGTTCATGGTCTGCACGAACTTGTCGGTGCTGTCGCTCATGTCGATGACAGCGCCGCCGAAGTCCTTGAGCTTGTCCCACAACTCGGTCACGCCCTTCAACGCGGCACCGCCCATGAAGCTGCCGAACGCCGCCGCCTTGCTGGTGGCCTTCTGGAACGCCTTCACCGCGTCGTCACTGTTGCCGGTGATGCGCACCGACATGATCGCGCTATGAGCCATCGTTTTCCTCCATTCGTTCGGTTTCGTCCTGCAATATCTCCACCGCCGTCGCCCAATCAAATTCGCTTGCCTTCTCCCTCCACTCCCACGGGGTGCCGCCGAAATAGCGGGACAGCAGGCAAGAGAGACGGCCTAGCGAGTCGTCAGGCCACGCGGTCAGAGCGTAGGGTTTGCTGGTTCCGGGTCTTTCTGTTCGAGCGCGATGTCGTCCACGGTGTCCATCCACTCGTCGAAGCCGAGCGTGGTGTGACCGGCGTTGCGCATGGCGATGAACGCGAGATAGTAGGACTGGCGGATTCGGCTGGCGTCGCCCGCCGCCCATTTGTTGATCTGGGCGTGTTCCTCGGCCTGGCACAGGGCGCGCGGCGTGAGTCGCGTTTCCTCGGTGCGGCCGTCCGCGTAGGTGACTTTCACGATCTGCATGATCTAGGCTCCCTTTACTTCGTTGAGTGTCTTATCGATGAATTGCCTGTAGACGCGCTGCCACGCGCCTTCCGTCGAGGCCACGCCGTTGTTGACGAACAGGCGCGGCTTGATGCGCCGGGCTGGCCACCCGTAGTTGATGACGCCCGCATAGGGCACGCTTTTGCTTCCCGCGCGGATGACACCGGCCTTCTGTGTCGCCCCGACACGGATTGATGAAGCCAACCTGCCGTTCTTGCCGCGCGGCGCGAGATTGCGCACCGCTGGCAATGCGATGTTCGCGGCCTGCCGGTTGACTTCCTTGAGTTCCTTCATGTCCGCGCCCGCCTTGCGCATGGTGGACACGAACCGTTTTTGGCCTACCACGTAGGCGGCTGTCGCGGCCATGCTAGTTTCCTTCTTGCGCGGTGATGGTTCCGCTGTAGGCATCGTGGCTGAGGTCGGTGACGGGGAAACTGAAATCGTTGGTGTTCTTGCTTTTCACGTCGCCACCGATGCTCACGGCGCTCACATTCACGTTGCCCGTCCACTTGATCTTGCCCTTGGCGTTCGGCACCCACTCGAACGGCATCTGCTCGCCAGCGTGGTCGAAACACCACGCGCTGAGGTTGTCGGCGTCGAAGTCGTCCACGATGGTGCCTTCAAGCGTCCAATCGGTGCTTGTGCTGGTGTCCTGAGAGCCGTCGAGGAAATTGATAGGGTCGTCGGTGTTGTTCGACGCCACCAATTGCACCTTGGTGACCTGCGCGCTGAAGTCGCGCCCCTTACCCGTGTCGGTGATGGTGAGCTTGCCCGGTCCCAATGTTCTGATTGCCGCCATGATTGTGTCCTTTCGATTACATGGGGTTGAGTGTGATTTCGTATGCGGCGAGCGTTCCCGCGCCCGCGAGGTCGAAGCCGACTGGAGTGGCCGTGGCCATGTTCACGTCCGCCTGGTGCATGATGTCCATGGCTTCTAGGATCAGGTCGTAGCCGCGCTTGTTCGTGTTCGCCGTTCCCGCCACCGCGAGAATCTTGAACGTCACGTTTGGTTCCAGTTCCCAGCCGTCCCAAGCGATGTCAGGCGGCATGATGACCAAGCTGACCTTGCCCGGCGATGGTTTGACCAGTGACGGGTCTGTGGTGACTTGGAGGATCAGGCCGTGCCCGGCTTCGGTGATGCGTTCCGTGAGCTGTTCGGTGAGTTCGTCCACTCGGCTCATGCGATGCCCAATCCTGCGGGCAAGCCCGCCGCCCTGAGCTTCGGCCAAGCGGTGCGCAACGGGTCGGTGGGGATTCTGAACGGTTCCACGCCGTCCGTGATTCCCACGATGCCGTTTCTCGCGTCCTTGGCCTGCCACAAGTCCAAAGCCACCGACAGCGTGCAGTCGTCCACCACGTCCTTCGGGATGCCGTAGCCATCCACGTGCGGGGAGAGGTAGGCGCGTGCCGCGCGGAGCCTCGCGGCCAAGGCCGGACGGTCGTCGGTGTCGAGCGTTCCGGCCTGCCTTGCGAGTTCATTCAGAAGTGGGTCGTCCGCCATCAGGCCGCCGGTTTCTCGGCCACGTTCAGCAGGGTGCGCACCGCCGCCGCGTCACGCGCCTTGAGAATGTTCTTGCCGATGTCGGTCGCGCCGCCGAGCGTGTCAACGGTGGTGGCCTCCGGTGCCGTCGTGCCGCCGATGGCTGCGCGGAGTTCATTGATCGCGGCGATGATGGTCGGCTCGAACGCGGGGCCATACGTGTCTTCGGGGATGTTGGGTAGTTTGGTCTTCCATTCCATGGTCGGGTTCCTTTCTGTCAGGCGTTGGCGAACTTGATGGGCAGTATGCCTTCGGGCAAGGTCACGCCGAACGCGGCGTAGCCGTACACGCTGAAGTCTTTGGTGAGGTTGAGTACGTTGTCGTCCTGGAGCTGGAACGGGCTGTTGCCGTTCTCCCACACGGTCACGGCTCCCTTGTCGAGGAACGCGGCGGTTCCTGCGGCCGCGCCGGGCATGAGCACCACTGGCACGCGAAGCAGTGAACCGGTGATGTCGGTCGTGTCGATGCTGCCGAGCCGGTCGATGCCGCCGCCGCTGATGTCCATGAAACGGTCGCCGTCGTCGCTCAGGTGGGCGATGGCCTTGAACACGTCGCCGGAAACGCCGAGATAGTCCAATGATGTGTTGCGGTCTTCAACCTCAAGGCGCGCGTCGATGATGATGTCGAGCCAGTCGTTCGGGGTCATCGCCGTCAATGCCTTGCCCGCGTCGATTTTGTCCGAGGAGGACACGTCACCGATGGCACCGTAGAGGGCGATGCGGGTGGCGGCTTCGGTGTTGCGCGCGTACGCCTTGACCAACGCCTCAAGGGTTTTGTCCAAGTAGGGCACGCTGGCGCGTTCGATGGCCTGGCGGCTCAGGGACGTGTAGCCGCCGTAGGTTTCGATGGTCGCGGTTCGTGCCCCGATCTTGATCTCGCCATAGGGGAGGTAGTCGCCTTCCTTGGCCTGCTTGCCTACGGTGGTGGTGTCCTCGGTGACGATGGGATAGCTCAGCGTCTCGCCTTCGGACGGCAGCGCGGCGTGTGACACGAGGTTGGTGATGCGGCGGCGCTGTTCGAGGATGCGAAGCGTGTTGCTGATCCATACCGGCTGCGGGTCGCTGTTGGCGAGCACGCCGCCCGTGTAGTCGCGCTTGCTGATCTGCTCGTAGTCGTTGCGCGCCTGTTCGTCGCCCTTGGCGAGCTGCTTGAGCAGATGCCCGTAGCTGCGGTAGGATGCGGCGGGATTCGAGCTGCCATGGTTGTTCATGGTGGCTAGGCTCGCCTGGATGCTGCGCAGTACGTCGGCCTGTTCGGCCTGTTCCGCGCGCACCTTTTCGATGGTTTCGTTTTCCATGTGGTTCCTTTCCTGGCTGTTCTCGGTATTGAGGTTGCGGTGGTTCTCCACCTTGGCGTTCTGGTATGCGGGCCAGCTCACCAAACTCACTTCCATGAGGCGCACGCGGCGGCGGTGGGTCACGTTGTTTTCGTCGCGTTCGTCCTCCAACGGGATGAATCCGACGCTGAGCGAGTCCAACGCGCCTTCGTCCATCAATGCCACCGCGTCGCGCCCAAGCTGGGTGTCAGCGATTCGTGCGGTGATGTGAAGCCCGTCGTCGCGGTTCTCTGCCGAAGTGATCGCGCCGATCAGTTCGGCGTGCTGGTAGCAGAGCTTGGCCGTGTCGGCGTTCTCGAAAACGGTGTCACGGTCGAACGTTTCCGCCCCGTCCCACGGGTCGTTGTAGATGTCACCGAACGGGACGGCCACGCCCTCGATGCTGCGCCCGTCACCATCTGATGCTTTGCGGAGTTTCAGGCCGCGGTAGGCGATTTCCTTGCGTTCGTTCATTCGGTTTCCTCCAAGTCGTTCGATGGTTGCGGGGTTGGTGCGGCGGGTAGTGGTGGCCTGCCTTCCATGGCGCGCGCCTCATCTACGGTGAGCACGTTGCACGCTATGAGAATCTGGTAGGTTTCGGCCTTGGTCTTCGTGTCGCTTCGGCGCATGCTGTCCCAGTCGAGTTCCACGCTGGTGCCGCGCGGCAGCACCTCACCCAACGCGAGTTCGATGGGCTGCGCGTAGGCTTCAAGAGTGAAGTCCGCGAACTGTATCCATTCCTGTTCGATATTGCTGTAGGTGAGGTTCGAGCCTTCCACCGCCGCGAGCATGAGCGAAGCGGGGATGCCCAACAGGCGGGCTATCTGCGTGGTGTCGAACTGCTGCGTCTCCAGAAACTGCATGTCCTTGGGACTCAGCGCCAGCTGGGTGTATTTCAGGTCGCCGGTGAGCACCTTCACGTCATCGACGTTGCGCTTGAAACTTTCCTTGACCTTCTCGGCCACTTCGTCGTTCAACGGCTTCGCGGTGCTGATGATGCCCGTGGGATGCGTGCCCTCGGAAAAATACCTTGATTTGTAATCGCGCGCGTCGATGGCTCCCTCGATCTCCTCGCGCGCCGCCTCGATGGGCCCCATGCCGCGCAACCGTCCCGGCACCTTCAAGAATCTGAGATGAATGATGTCGTTTGACGTGTATTCGCGCCCCATGTACCAATAGCGCTTGTCGGGGTTGGCGATGTCGCCGCGAGCGTCGGAAACGCTCACCAACGCTGGCGGCAGATTCCGCAAGCCGATGGTTGAGCCGTCCACGCCCTTCAACCTCAGCCAGAACGCGTTGCCGTTCAACGCCAAGCCCATGACGGTTTCGCTGATGAAGTCCGCCCGCCACGTGTCGGGGTCCGGGCGTTCCACGATCCGCGCGGGTTCCACGGCCATGCCATGCCGCAACTGGCGCACGGGCAAGCCGCTGACTGCGGTCTGCAATATCTGCACGCCTCGGAACACGACCGACATGTTCAACGGGTCACGCCCGGCCGGACGGCGGAACGGCGCGGTCGCCACGCTTGACACGCGATTGGCGGAACGCTTCACCGCGCCCCACATGTTCGCCATCATCTCTCGTATGCTCATGCCGGACATGATGCGCGGCATGGCAGCGCCACGCCAAAAAATACCGGCCATAAGCGGCCATAGCGGCCATAAGCGGACACGTCGGCCACGTTTTAGTACACTCCGGGCGGTGTGTCGTCGGGCATGTGCGTCAATCCCCACAGGGCGAGCGTTGCGGCCTCGATGGTCGGCGCGTTCACGCCCTCAGCCCTGTTCCACAGCCAAGCGTCACCACTCATGCGCTTACCGGCCAAACCCGCCTCACGATCCATGTCTGAATCGGGCGCGTGATTCACCGCGTGCTGATCCAACGCGCTCATGAACGCCTGCGGCGCGGTCACCGCGTCAGCCGCCCTCATATCCACAAGCTCGTAACGTGCTATGCCCCATTCATCCAAGCTCAAACGCAACCGGTCGGCCAACGCCGCGGACGGCCCCCGCATGTCGATGCAGATGGGCGCGTGGTAGCGTTCTTGCAATTCCCTCAATCGTTCCGGCGCGCTGCCGGTTCCCGGCAACACGTCCACGACCTGCAACAGGGGCACGGCCTCGGTCTCGATGCATGCGACTATCGCGGTGCCGATGCCTCCCATGGCCACGGCCACGCCGAAACACACGCGCCCGGTGGCCTCAGCCGGATCTATAGCGTTGGCGCTGGTGGACTGCCACAGTTGCGGGTCTATCGCACGGTCGATGATTCCCGAATCCCGCAAGTTGCCGAAGGCACGCGCCCAACCCGCCGCGTCCTGGCTGAACTGACGGCGGAAATCGTCCAACTGGTCGTAGTCGAACAAATGCCCGGCACCGGGATGATGCGCCCAAATGTTGTCCAAGTCTTCGGGATCACTGCCGAACGGTATACCGAAATCGAAGAAGCAGGTTCGTCCCATGGGTTCGCCCGCGTCCATCATCGCCCGCAACTCGTCAAGCTTCGGATTGAAAAACGTGGATTCCGCCGTGCCCTCGGTCGAACAGAACGTGAGCCGTGGCCGTACGCCGGTAAGCTTCAAACGCGTGGTGGTCGTGGGAAGGAAACCGTCCAGGATCGCCTTGGCCTTGTCGGCTGGCAGCGCCCAGCATTCATCCAATGTCAGCGAATCACCCTGGAAGCCGTGGCCGCCACTGTCGGTCGTGCCGCCCGGCTGTATCGTGCTGCCGTTCTTCAACGTGAGGCACATGCTGCCGTTACTCATGCGCTTGGAAGCGGCCAACGGAGCCAGCGGAGACTTGTCGAAACCGGTGATGTACTCGCGGAACTGCTGGGATGCGTCCTTGCCGGTCTGCGCCAGATACCACACACGACGGTTCGGCCCCCACAACGCGTTGCGGGTTTCGGTCGCCCGCTCGCGCGTGGTTTTCCCGGCCTGCCGTTGTACGGTGAGCACCAAAGTGTCGTAATAGTAGGTGCCGGTGTCGGGGTCTATCTCACCGAACACGTCGGAAACCATGCGCTGCCATGGCAAGAACGGGGTGCCCAACGCTTCGGCTATGCGGGCTTCCTTGCCGCCATCGGTCGGACGCGCAAGGTTGCGCGGGGTCGCGTAGCGTGGTTTGAGGCTGGGGGTGGGTTTGACGCTCATTTCGCCATCGCCGCCATGAGTTCCTCCAGCCTGTCGTCAGTCTGGGAAGGTGTGGACGGGTAGATGGTTTCGAGCTGTTGGATGTAGCCGAGCAGGGAGGTCATGTTGCGGCTTATCTCGCGGCCACGGTTGTTCTGCGCGTCGATGTTGCGCGCGATGCTCAGCATGCTCGAATACAGGAAATCGGCCATGGCGTTGTCCGCCTTGCCTTCCCTGAACCTGTTGATGAACTTCTCGGTCGCTTTTTCCTGCGGCCCCTTGACGATTCCGGCGTCCTCCAGGCCGTCGAGTCCATGGAACTCACCCATGTTGTTGCCTCCAAACCAAAATTGTTGTAGATTCCCTAATTGGCTAACGAATCAGTCCGAAATCGTGGGTTCCGTCCCTGTTTTCGGGCTTTTTTATTTGGTTTGTGGGGATAAGAAAACGGTGGGCGCGGGGTATCGGTGGTGCATTGCGGCTTAAAAAACGGGCGGCTACCAGCGAGGCCGCGCCCGAACCGGCGGCGAAGAGGCCACGACTGGCGTGGTTGGTTCGCCATCGCGTAGGCCAAGGCTCGCGAGCCTCGCGCGCCTCGCCTTCTGCCTTGAGTCTATGCCTGCCTGGGTGATGCCGCTCCTGTACCACTGGCGCATGCTGGCCAGCTCACGCCGTCCGGCCTTCAGTTCCTCCAGCCGCTCCACCACCACGGGCTTGCCAGGATCACACACGTGTATGTCGTAGTCCAACGCCAGCCATTCGTCCAATAGGCGCGGGCTTCGCTGTGTGCCGGGCATGACCTTGACCAGCCACAGGCTCACGGGTTTGGCCAGCGTGACCGCGTTGCGATAGGCTCCCTGCCATGCCCCGGCCACGAGGTCACGCACCGCGTCGGGCACGGGCGTATCGTCCGGCATGCCCGGCATGAGCGCGTCCGCCAACCGGTCGTAATCCACGATGATGTCGCCCGGCTGCATGTGCTCCAACGCCCACGTGGTCTTGCCCGCGCATGGCGGACCGATGACCGCGTGGATCACGCTAGGCCAACCGGATAGTATGCGTTCACGCCGCAAGCCGTTGCAATGCCTGCACGCCCGCCGCAGATTCTTGACGATAGTGGGACCGCCGAACACGTGGGGAACGATATGGTCGGACGTGTCGCCCACCTTCGTGCATCCCGGCATGTCCAGCCAACAGTCGTTGCCGTACCGTGCCACCACTTCCGCGCTTATCGCGGGCGGCACCCTCAAACGATGGTCAACGCGCGGCATGATCCGCCCTGAACCTTTCCAAGCCTCCCAGCGGATACCTGCACGTGCGGTCTGAATACCTAACATACGCGGGACCGATGTTGCGGCTTCGCCACCTGCGCATCGTGCGGGTGCTCACTCCCAAGTATTCCGCCGCCTGAGCCGTGGTCAGATACTTGCCCGCCATCAACGAGTCCACGCCTTCAACGACTGGATCAGGTCGGCGCGGTCGAACACCTGACGGCCACCCACACGCTTCGGCTTCGACACGATGCCCTCGCTCACCAACTGCTGCATGGCATGGTCGCCGTCCGGGTCGGTGTCACGGCTGATGCAATCCAAGTGGAGAATCCTGATGGCGATGGAACGATCCACGGTATCCGCTCCGGTGGTGTCGTACTCAAGCCTGGGTAGATTCCATTTCACCGCCTTCTTCATGTCCTTCGCCCTGATGGCCTTGCTGGTCACATGCTCTCGACGGTACTTCTTCTTCACCTTTCTGCGCTTCTGCTCGCTGGTAGGAATGTAATCAACCGCATAGCCCATGATGTTGCCCCCAATCTCGTTTGCGGATAAGTGGATAAGTCTCTGAATGAATCGTTTGTAGATTTCGGATGGTGGAAGGTTAGAGCGGGGAACCCTAAGCGGAAAAACAAGAATCCGAAGATTCCTGAATTTCCGAAGGGTTCCCACATGCAAAGCATTTCGGCATGGAGCCAAGGCCGGCGCATATGGTCAGCGGCACAATGCCGCGACGAAGGTCTGAACGCGCAACACTGGCCTTGGCCAGCCGATGGTGCCGCTTTCGTCCCTGGGAACACGCCACGCGCTCATAGCTAGACCCGCACGCCTCCCCGCTAGGGACGCTTCAACCACCACGCCACACGTGGTGTGTTTGTAACGCGCTGGGCAAGGCACGGCCGGGTGCTTCATCCCGCCTCGCACGCAACCGACGGTCGGCGTGGTCAAAGGCATATTCGGTTATCGACGGCGCAAGCCGTCACAGATCGCCGCCGCGTCTTCGCCGCACCGCATCGTCACGAGCCAACGAATCAGTCACGCACGAGCGCAACTGCTCCAACTGCGGGCGGGTCAGCACCACCGCCGCGCGAACATCACCGGAGTCGAACGACACACAGAAGATACCCGGATAGGCCTCGTAATTATCCACGCAGACCCTAGTAGCCGTACCCATACCGACTCCTCTCGTCGTCATCACGCCAAAGCCAATCCCAGAAGGCGCACCAGCCAACCGTCAGCAACACCACCGGCAACACGGCCAGAACACACAGGCCGCGTAGCACCGTCCTACAAAGCACGCGCATGCTTCGCCTCCCTAATCGCCCTGGCAATCTCACGATTGATCGTCACAAGCTCGCCCATGGACAGGCCGGTTACCCGCATGGACTGGCCGCGAATGCTCGCGCAGATACCGAACTCATACGGGTTACCGCCATCACGCACCTTGCAGGACACGTCAAACGTGTCCTTCAATGATTCAGGCTTCAGATACGGCATGAGACACCTCCGACGGCACGGATAGATTGATGGACATGAACGAAATTCTTGAATGGCTGTCCGCAGATTGGTGGAATGGCCTCGGAGTGATCCTGGCAATCGTCGGCGTTCCTAGCCTGTTCGCCGGCATTCGGTATGTCGTGCGTAAAGTCCGCCACACAGACGACGAAGAGACCAAACCGATATCCAGCGAGCAGATAGACGCCATGTTCTCCACAACAACGTCGGCGACTCTCAAGCCTCCCATGCCGCCAAAATTCAGAATTGATATCAACGAAAGCGGGGCGAGTTTCGTCCTCACCAACATCGGAGGCCCTGCGCGTAACATCTCCGTGTTCGCCGAAGCGGTCGAGGGAACCTACACGAACACATGGAACAACCATCTCGGAAGAACCGACGGCAAACCATGGGCGCTGTCCGACATTCATTTCTTCAACATTGAACTGCCGAAACTGCGCGAGGAGCGACAGCAAGGCGGCACCACATTCTTTGACGGACACGTGGAGGACGGGGACGGCAAAGCCCATTACCCCATCAAATTCACCATCGTCTGGGACGGATGCCCTGAATCCGTGGAGATCATTAAAACCATCAACTAACATCCGGGGCCTCCGTAATCCGGCCCGACAGCGCTTCGCCAAGCTCGTCGCGCAACGCTTCGGCCTCGGAACGATCCAGAGGAACAACGAGGTTCCCCACCGAACCGGCACGCGAGAACTCAACGAAGAACACGGCGGGACAATGCGCCAGACGGCTTACATGCACCGATACACGTTCCACGCCAGCCATCACGCCACCTCCAAAGGCTCTCGGCCAAGCACGAGATCAGTGGAAACGTCGAAAAAGTCGGCTATGCGCGACACATCACGCAACGTGAAATTTGAGCGGCCATGGAATTTGTCGCTGATGGCCTGCTCGGAGACGCCTAGCTCATGCGCCAGATCGCGCTGTGTGACGTGATTGTCTCTCATGAGTTTTCTTATCTGACTAATCATTTAAAAACTTTCAGACTAAAGATTTGATGAAGTTCTAGACCAAAGATTAACCATATGACGTAGCCAACACGCCGAGTACTACGCTAAAACCGTAGTAAAATGAATTTCATGACAATGCTAGATATTCAGCCGAGCGCTACATTGCGCAGGCAGGACGTTGTTGCGATGAATACGAACATGATCTTGTCCAACAGCGGTTTAATGAAGAAGGACCTTGCTAAGGCAATGGGGCTCTCGCCGCAATCGATGGCGTCGAGGCTTCAGAGCAAGGCCGATTGGACCATTGACGAAACTTGCGCGGCGGCCGATTTCTTCGGCGTCCCGTTGATGGCTTTGCTGGATGAGAACTTAACGCCAGCAAAAGCCATGGAATATATAAAAAACCGCCGTTCCGATAATGGGAACGACGGTCAATTGGTAGCGGGGCATGGATTTGAACCATGGACCTCTGGGTTATGATCCCGAGCCGCCCGGTCAGGCGGCCAGAACCATAGCCGGGGTCTTCCACGCCCCGCCACGTAGGCGGAAGTCGTCAACGTTGACGACAGGCAAACCTCCGTTTCCTTTTAGCTCAGATTGAGTAAGGTCAGGGCGCATCAGCGTGTCAATGGAGACACCGAAGAATTGCGCAGCACGGCACATGTCGTTGAAAGACCATTGTGCGCCGGTGTTAATCATTCGATTCAGATTCTGGCGATGCTTGCCCATGTATGCGGCGAGATCGCTTTGCTTCAGCCCTCTCAGGCTAAGCATCATCCTTATGTTGCCGATGGCTACGGCTTGGTAGTCGATCACCGCCGGCGGGGCTGTCAGTGTTTCGGTCATGGCATCACTATAACCACTTTTGATTACAAAGTCAACACGCTGACGATTTGTAACTCTGTCACTCAATGGCGTATATGTAATCACATGCGGTTACAAACACAGGAAAACAAGACAGCACAAATCGTGCTCGACTTGCTCGATACGCGGAACATGACACAGTCCGCGCTCGCCGACGAGATCGGGCTGACTCGGCAAGCACTGTCCAGCAAGATCAACGGCACTCGCAGCTTCACCAAGAAGGACTATGTGGCGCTCGCTGACTTCTTCGACACGTCCGTGGACTATCTCATGGGTCGCACTCTTGACCCGTGGCCGGTGGACGCTCCCCAAGCCGAGGGGGTGGCGTCATGAAGGTGAAAGACCTGTACTGGGCGGCCAGGAACTCGACCTTTTTCATAAACCTGGAGAGCGAGGGCCGGCCGCTGCTGTGCGGGCCGAAAGTGTCCGAGGACGGCGTGCGTATCCGCCTGTGGCTGCGCAACCTTGCCGAGGGAACGGGGGCCGGCGGCGCGATCGTCCTACTGTCTCGTCATGAGGCGGCGGTCATGGCGAACGCGATCAACACCCGGAGCAACTGGATCGGCGAGAAAACCAGCGACATGCCGCGCATCGGCGTGAGCGTCACCGAGACCTCCACGATAATCCGGTTCATGGAATGCGGGGGAGCGGGACACATCGCACTCCCTCTGGCGGATGGCGAGCGTTTGGCGTCGTGTCTGCACGACATGGCCGACGGCTGCTGGCGTGCCCACTGCGGATACGTGCCGGAGGCGGCGAAATGAGCAAGTCCAATTGTGAACCTGCGTTGCTGTCCTCTCTGGAGACGTTGCAGCACAATCTTCAGGACGCCGGCATGCTGCGCATGAAAGCGTCCCTGTATTCAGAGGCTGCCGTGCGCGAGGCACTGGGGGACTCCGAATACAGGCGAATCTCGGAGAAGCTGGACAGGCGTGCGCTTCTGGCACAGCTCGACGCGGTGTCCCTGTTTCTCCTACAAGTCCTTGGTCTTGTTTCGGTCGGTGAGGGCGATGGCGATCTGCTGAGCGCCGAAGCCGATGTAATGAACGGCGCGGGCGAGTTTCCTCACCTCTTCGCTTTCTGCATGATCCCGGAGCCAAGCGGCGCTACTGGTTCCGACACGGAGATTGTCGAGCGCTTCGTTAAGCGCCTCTCGTTGTGTCTGCATTGAAAATTCTTCCTTTCCCCGCATGCAGCGGATTGTTTGTGTTGCAGCTTCAAGCCTACGCGGCACGGGGAAAGGACCTTATCTTCCGAAAGGAACCCTCATGATCTGGTTCGTCATCTCCATCATCCTGCTGCTCTTCAGCGCCGCCGTCACCGGCGTCGCGCTGTCCAACAACGTCAAGGGGGCCGGCATCGGCCTCATTCCGGGCCTCGTCGGATTGCTGCTGCTCATTCCCGCATGCCTGTATTCCGTGGACGTGGGCGAGGTCGCGGTCATCCGCAACATGGGCGGCAGTCTGGCCGGTCATTCCGAAGACGCGGGCTTCCATTGGAAGACGCCGTGGCAGAGCGTCATCAAATACGACACCCGTAACAACCTCATCAACTTCTACAAGGACACCGATTACAAGTACGACGGCGGCAGCGCGGTCGGCAAGCAGGTCGCCGTCAACGACAGGAGCGGCGCTTCTGCAGACATCGACATCCAAGTCAACTACAGCCTTGATCCGAGCGCGGCCGAATACCTGTACTCGGAGTATGGCAAGCAGCAGACGTTCACGCAGAACTACATCAGCAACGATCTGCGTTCCGTGGCGCGCGAACAGTCAGGGAGGTTCGACACCCTGACGATGCTCACCAATCGCGGCGAGTACACGAAGGCGGTGCAGGATGCGCTGGCGGCGAAGTGGAGGAAGATCGGCCTGACCGTCGAGCAGGTCAGCGTGCAGGACGTGCGCTACGGCGAGGCCATCACCAAGAAGTACACGGAGGCGCAGGCCGCCGAGATCGACAAGCAGAAGGCGCTCAACGAGCAGCAGGTCGCCAAGACCGAGGCCGAGACCAAGAAGATCAAGGCGCAGGGCGAGGCCGACGCCAACGCCGTGCTCAACGAGAGCCTGACCGACAACGTGCTCAAACAGCACTACATCGACGCATTGTCCAACGCGGACCAGCTCGTCGTCGTCCCCGACGGCGCGGACACACTCGTCCAGACCAAGTAGGGGTGGCGGTCATGTTCAAGCGTTATCCGTACACCATCGGCCTGTTGACCGTCATATCGTTCGTCGTCTGCGTGGGATGGCTGTTCACTCACGATGCCTGCATGCATCCGATCGGCAATGGCCTCGCCGCGTTCTGGGCGTTCGTGGAATGCCCCGTGGTGTTCGTCGCACTGTTCGAGGAGGCCGGCGAATGAACTTCGATGCACTCGTCTGGCAGCAGTGGGTGATCCTCGGATACGCGCTGCTCGAACACTTCATACTCATCGGCACGCTGCGCGAAACGAAGGCCAAGCCGGGAGCGCTTGTGTACCAGTCGCTCAGGCTCGTCATTCTCTGCGCGCTCGTGCTGACCATTTAAGGCTTGCCCGCCGCCATTGCGACCTTCCTTCCGATGCGGCGGGCGGCGACAAGGAACAAGTCGTTAACACCACCTCTCTCAATGATCGCGCCGCCGGTTCTCTCCACCGGCGGCGCGCCAAGGGCGGGCAGGTTCGCCCCCGGTCGAGATTCGCGTCAGGTGGGCGCGGGCAAAGACCGGGAAGCCGTTCGATTCGGCCGCCGTCCACTGGGGCCGCGTCAACGTCGGCCGCGATCCATCCCCATACGACAGGAAGTCAGTGGATTGCGGAAGCGATGGCGTGCGAGCCGGTGGTCTCCATTGCCGGCGTCGACCACGCCAGCGCGGCCCCGCACCAAACGAAGGAGTCCCATGAACACCCACCGCAGTCTCATGGTCTGGCCCATCACCGAACGGGGCCTGACCATGACGCCCGGCGAACTGATCGCCGAGGCGCTGGACGCGATCTGCGAATGCAATTCACGGCTCGACTACCCGCGCCTCATCCTCATGCCGTCGCCCGCCGCGTTCGTCATCGACCGAGGCGCGGCGACCATCGGCGCGGAATGCGAATGGGCATGGAAACGGGACATCAGGAAAGGAACATCATGACATCCAACGAGGAAATGGCCGAAAAACTCGCCGAGAAGTTCTACGGCCTCATCGAGGGCGACGTGTCCGTCTCCGGCGGTGAGCTGGCAAAACTGTTCGTCACGGCGCTCGACCAAGCCGGCCTCGCATTGAGCGAGAAAGCCAAGGCCTACATATCCTTCGAACCTGTGCTGCCCAATGGCAAGACGCTCGCCGACATGTTCGCCTCCAGCGACCGGAAGCCGCTCGGCACCGTCATCGACGACGAAGACGACGAGGAAGAGGACGACGGCCCGGATGACGCCGGCGAGCTTGACGAGCTGGAGCACATGCGCGACGTGGCCGACATGGCCTATGCGGCGCTCTCCGACCTCGCCCTGCACTGCCACAACCGTCGCGAAGACGTGGCATGGGGCATCGCGAGCAGCGCAGCCAAGGACGCGCACGTCCTCGCCACGTTCGTCGGCGACTGGATCGAGGACATGGAGGACGAGGACTAGTGGCCGGCGAAACCATCCTCACGATCGTCGGCAACCTGACCGCAGACCCCGAGCTGCGCACCACCGGCACCGGCACGCAGGTGTGCGGCTTCACCATCGCCTCCACGCCGCGCGTCTGGAACCGGCAGGCCAACCAGTACGAGGACGGCCAGTCATTGTTCATGCGCTGCTCCGCCTGGCGCGACCTCGCCGGGCATTGCGCCCAGTCGCTGTCCAAGGGCATGCGCGTCATCGCCACCGGCCGGCTCTCCCAACGCTCGTATCAGGCGCAGGACGGCACCAACCGCACCGTGGTCGAAATGACCGTGGACGAGATCGGCCCCAGCCTGCGCTACGCGACCGCGCAGGTCACGAAACAGGGCGGCCACGACGGCTGTCAGGGCGGCAGCACCTACGGCAACCCCGCGGGCAACCCGCCCGTTGGCCCACGGCCAGCCGCCGCGCCGTCTCAGCCGCCGGCGTCCGACCCGTGGGCCAACGGCGGCAGCGGCTACACAACGGACACGTCCACCACCGACACCGGCGACCCGGAATTCTAGAAAGGACACCCTCATGGCAAAGAAAAATGACTCTGGACTTGTCCAGGACGCGCTCATACCCGACGAAATGAGCCCGCTGAGCCTGCTGGACTTCAACAGCTCGTGCGCGAAGATCAAGCAGGCGGCCGTGGACTTCCGCCGCGCGGTCAACCACAAGATGCAGCTCGAAACCAAAGACGCCTACCTCGACAAGTTCCACCAGATCGACCCGTACACCGAGGCCGTGTACGACACGGACGCGCTCGCGCAGCACATCATCGACTGCGCCGAGGTCATCAACCGGCTGCTCACCTATCCGAAGGACGCACGCCGCGCGGTCCTGTACGACAACCTCCACGACAGCCTCGCCACGTTCGAGGAAAGCGCGCCCGACTATCCCGATCCCGACGACGATGCGGACGAGACCGACAGCGGGGAGGCCGTCGATCCGACCACCGGCGAGATCAAGTAACCACACATTGAGAGAGGCTTATATGCAGCAGGCAAACAAAAAAGCCACCCGCAACGGGGTGGCTCAGGAAAAGATGTGGTCGATATCAGCGCTCCGACGTCTCATCGGTTGGCACGACGTCTATGGTTTCTGCGTCCACATACGCCATAAAGCCGTCCGGCACTCCGTCATTGTCGTTGACGCACACAAATTCATCGTCCTCACGATCTGCCGTCAGTTCGACGAACTTGCGCAGCTCACCGAACGTAAGCTGCTCGAAATCAATCGTCACACACATGCAGCGCTGGGTCTTCTTGTCGTTGCTCATAAGTCGATTATCGCATGTCGTGAAGGCGGCGCGCCATGTCTGTGAACTTCGACAGCACCTTCGGTTTCGATCCTGCGGTGCAGGACAGCAGCATGGCCGCGCGCGGACTGTACGCGACGATGGTGACGTGGTGCGACCACCAGATATACACGCGGCCGGACTCGTTCGACGGCACCTTCGACCTCAAGCGCGTCAGAAGCGTGGGCGGCACCGTCAGACTCGTGCGCGAACTCGTTGAAAACGGGCTCTTCGAGGAGGCCGGCGAAGGCGTGTACAGGGTCGTGACCCGTCGCGGCCTCGCCGTGTTCGGCAGCTTCAAGAACCAGAAGAAACCGCTTACGCCCGAAGAAGCCGCCGAACTGCACGAGAAGAAGGTCGTCGCCGGCCACGCCGGAGGCAAGGCGTCGGGCGAGTCCCGCAGGGCGAAAGCCGAAGCAAACAGGAAGCAAAACGAAGCAGACGCGAAGCAGACTGCTTCAACTTCAACAAAGCAAACAGGAAGCACTACCGTACCTAACCAAACCAAAACCATGCCTTCTTCCTCCCCTGACCCCTCCGGGCCGGGATCGAAGCAAACCGCGTCGGTCGCCGAGGCCGAGGCCAGGGCGTTGGCCGACCCGTTCGCCACGGCGTGGAACGCCTACCCACGCCACACCGGCTCGCGACGGGAAGCCGAGAAAGCGTGGGCCGCAGCCGTGGCCGGGCACGACGGCACGTCCGCCGTGACGGAAGCGCAGCTCATCGGAGCCGTCATCGCCTACGCCAAAACCGTGGACGACCCCAGATACGCGCCCAACATGAGCCGATGGCTGCGCCAAGGCGCATACATGGACACCATGCCCAGCCAGCCGAAACCATACCGGCACGCACTGCCCGACGGCACCGTCATCGACGACCGGTGGATCACCGGCCACATCCGGGACCACGTGCCCGTAGGCACCTTCACCGACGCGATGAGAGCCGACTTCTGGGCCAGCGTCAAAACCGGCATCGACCCGGAACAAAAAGCCAAGGAAATCATCAACGAATGCCAACGAAAGGCCAGCCGATGAGCAGCAAGCCAACAGCCGAGACCCGCAGAACCGTACAGAGGCGAGACCGATACCGATGCGCCATGTGCGACCGGGAAACCGGCAGCCACTGGAGCGGCGACAGCATCCACCACAGGGAACCGCGAAGCCACCCCTTCGACCGGCTCCACCAACCCGAAAACCTGCTCCAACTCTGCGGCAGCGGCACCACAGGATGCCACGGATGGGTACACGCCCACCCCGCACGCGCCTACCGGCTCGGCTACCTCGTCCACACGGGCAAAGACCCCGCCACCATCCCCGTCTACTACCGCACAGGCGGCTGGCAGCAGCTCAACAAGGACGGCACACGCCATCCCTGCCCGCCACCCGAAAACCTCCCCGCCCACATCGACATCAAGAAAGGCGACGAATGAACACCCAACACGACATCACCGTCAGCGGCAAACACCTCAACCCGCCAAAACCGCCAGCCAAACCCCACATGCTCCTATGGATCGACACCGAAACCACCGGCATCGACCCCCAGCAGTGCGAACTCCTGGAAGTCGGCATGCAGGTCACCGACCTGAAAGCCGAAACCCGAGGCGACAGCCTGCACCTGATCGTCCACCCCGACAACGTGCGCAACTGGACCATGCACCCCGAAATGCTCAAAGCCTACGAAATGCACCTCGCCAACGGGCTCATGCTCGCCTGCGCCGAAGCACCCAAGACCGGCTACGACTACAAGCACACCGCGCTCAACATCCACGAATTCCTCAACGACCAACTCAGCCAATACACACTCCACCCCGCAGGAACCAACGTGGACTTCGACCTGCGCCAGCTCGACGTGCACCTCAGCCGCCACCTCGAACACCCCATCACCCAAGGACTCCACCACCGAAAACTCGACCTCACCAGCTTCCGCCTCGCCGACCAAGCCATCGGCGGCAACCCCTACCAAAACCACGCAGGCACCCACCGAGTCCAGGACTGCATCCGTCGGGACATCAACGACTACACCGCCTACCTCGACATCATCCGAACCGGCACCCAAGGAGACAGGCAATGAGCTGGATCAACGACCCCGTCAACAGCCCGAAGCATTACACCGACTCACACCCCGGCATGGAATGCATCGACCTGACCGCCGACACCACCTTCTGCCTTGGGAACTGCTGCAAGTACCTGTGGCGCTACCACAGCAAGGGCCGGCCCTTGGAAGACCTCGAAAAAGCCCGATGGTACCTATGCCGAGTCATCGACTACGGCGAAAAGATCGCGTGGACGCGCCAACAGTACGACATACTCACGGCACTCGTCGCCCACACCGTCGGCGTCGAAGCCAGAACATGGGCAAAACTCAAGCAAGGCTACCCCGACTCCGCCCTCGCCCTCATCGACGAACTCATCGAACACGAAAGGAACCAACAATGAGCACACGCCTCTACTACGACCAATACGGCATTCCGACCGACATCAGCGAACTGGAGGCGGGGGAGTGAGTAGTCAGTATTGCAAGCCCACGGGTTCCGATCCGGTATGGCGTTGCCCGGTCTGCGGTCAATGGTGGCAACTCGACCTACCGGACGGCGACTTCTGGGAGCCTATGAGCACGCTCAAAGCGTTCCTGTTCTACCACGTGAAATGGAAGGCGGAACGCAAACACAGAAAGGCGGGCATATGACGCGCATTCGGATCATGTGCGATCGGACGGACGGCACCACCATCAAACTCGGCGACATCGAAACCGACAAGACCGGCAACACGATCTACTCGGCGCACCGCAGCCTCACGCAGGACGACATGTACCGGTACACCGCCACCCTCGCCCTGCTGCGCTGGATAACCCACCTCGAACAATTCAGCCAAATCACCAACCAAACCAAGGAAGACGCATGAGCATCGACCTGACGCAACAGGCGTTGAACGCGCTCGCCGACGCCGGACTCGGCAACGACAGTCCGGCCGAAGCCTACGTGATCGGATACGCCCAAGGCCATGACGACGCGCTCGCGCTCGCCATCGGCATCGAGCAAGCCATAAGCGCCACGCCCCTCACTCCCGACGAGATCGAACGACTCGCCCTCGTCCTCTGGGAGCATAACGGCGAGCGCCCGATCGTGTATGAGAGCGGCAAGCGCATCGCCGACCGTGAGCTCGAATGGTGGAAGCAGGTCGCGGTGAGCGCATGGGGTTTTATCAACGGAACGGAGAAGGAACAATGAGGAACGGCAGACCATACGCCATCAAGATCGCGCCCGCTGCGGTGATCGCCTTCGCGGCGCTCGCCGTCGGTTACGGGCTCGGTGAACAGGCGCAGCTCGGTGAACAGGCGCAGCTCGGCGAACGGGATGTGCAGACCGTCACGCAGGAGGTGCGGCAGACCGGCGACGTCAAACGCCTGTGCATGACCGTCAAGACCGGCGAGCGCATCGACGCCATGAGCTGCGAGCTCATCGACCCGCTGAGCGGAGGCGTCAAATGAGACCACGACTCACTTACGCGCAGAAGAGTGTGCTGCTCCAGCTCGTCAACCACGGCGACATGCAGCCCGCCGACGGCAACCACCGACGCACCTTCCAATCCCTGGAGGAACGCGGATACACGCAAGACGTCGGATACGGACGCTATGCCATCACCGAGGCCGGCCGTCGCGCGCTGCAAAAGGACTTGTCATGAAACGCCTGAGCATCGTCTTCACCTGCGACAGCGAACCAATCGGCCTCTACGAGATCGAACGCAGGCTCAGGACGGCGGGCTTCAAAAGGCCGCAGGCCGGTTCGATCATGGACGCCGAACAGTCCGACGAACTCGCCGAAGCCTACGAACAAGGCAAACAGGCCGTGTTCGACGCCATGAACCACTTCGACGAACTCGCCATCGTGGAACGCGCCAACCCCTACCGAAAGGACGGCCGATAACCCATGGACTGGCGACATCAGGCCGCATGCCGCGACCACGACCCCGAACTCTGGTTCAGCGGCAAACCATACGAACAGGCGGCCGCGCTCGCCATATGCCGGTCATGCCCGGTCATCGGCGAGTGCCGCCGGTTCGCCGACGAGCACAACCGGATCAACGGCTACCAGTTGCAGGGCATCTGGGGCGGCCGCCGATACGGGGTCAAATGACGACCCAAGAAAGGACCAACAATGAACAACATCGACGCCAACGTCACCGCCTGGCAGCTAGGCCCCGTCACCATCATGCGAGGCACCGCCACACCCACCACAAGGGTGAGCCACCCCGAATGCTTCGGCCGGTTCACCGTCATCGCCCTGTCGCCCGCCGAGGCGATCCGCAAGTGCTTGCGCCGCGTCGCCCGGATGTGCGCCGACTGCTCGGCACGCGAACAACTCGACCAGCAGGAGGCACGGGCGTGAGAGTCACCGAAGGCGTCAGGAAGATCATCGTGGAATGGCACGGCAAGGGCGTGCCGCCGGAAGAGACCGCGCAGTCCCTGCGCATCCCCGTCGACGAGGTGAAGGCCATCATCCTGCAAGCCCACCCGGCACCCGCGCCGGAAAAACCCGCCGGCATCGGCGACAATAGAAGAGAAAGTTAAGGAAAGTCAGCAAACCGTTGAAAACAAGCCGTTCCCAACCTATCCACCACGTCGGGAACGGCTTCGGGAAAGTAAAAGCCCCCACCTTTCGGCAGAGGCTCGCGTTGTCCAACAAGCGAGTATAGCACCAGCGAAAGGGCGGGGATGATGGAACAACGAACATGCGCGGCCTGCGGCAAAGCGGCCGGCGACGCGAACCTGTGCAAGGAATGCGTCAAGGACTGGGCGAAACGCCTCGCATGGCTCCTGAAGGCCGGCATGCCAGCCCTCCAACAGATCGCCTACAAACAAGCCACCACCCGCGAACGCTCGCCCCGCCACGGCAACAGGGCATACGCGGCCCCGCCGGTCAACGAAGCCGCCCAAGCCCTGTACTCCGCAGTGGAAACGCACCTGCAACTCACCGGCGGCATGCTCGGCGTCAAACCGATCGGCCACGACCGATACGACCGGCCCCGCACCCTCATGCAATGGGCCGACATCACCCGCCTGCTGCTGCACCACATGCCCGACCTCGCACGACTCGACACGGCCGGCGACCTATACGCCGACCTGATCCGCCTATCGGAAAAGGTCGAAACCGCCACCACGCACGCCGGCGAGCGCCGTCTTGTCGGCGTATGCCCCAACTGCCTGAACACGAAGGGGGACGACGACGAGCCGATACGCACGCCGATCTACGCCGCCCGCTCCGCGCGGTATACGGTGTGCCCCGAATGCGGCGCATGGCTCGACTTGAAGCGCGTGCGGTTGGAGTACCTGCGCAGCGCGGGGCTCATGCACATCACGCGCACGCAGGCCGACGCCGCCCGATGGGTGCGGGAGAACACGGGTGTGAGCGTGACGGGCAAGGACTTGGCGAACTGGCGCAGCCGGGGCAAGATGCCGTCCACGCGGCGCATCGACCGGCATTATTGGGAGTGGAACATCATGGAGCTGTTGGCCTGCGCGCAGGATCGCGCCGAGCGCGACGGCGGCGACGTTTGAACGTGAGACGGTTTCGTGTTACGCTGTCGCGTGTAATCGGAGTATCGGAAAAGCCTGTCCCATCGGGGATGGGCTTTTTTCGTATCCGATCCCCTTGGATGGTTGGCCGAGCGGTCGAAGGCACCCGCTTGCTAGGCGGGCAGGCATGACAACCGACCTCATGCTTCGCGGGTTCGAATCCCGCACCATCCGCCAGCCGCCGCCGGCACCGTGCGCAACCGGCGTATGCGGCACCCGAGAAACCACCACAGACAGACGCCTCGCCGGCGGTTCTTTCCTCTTCTTCCCGCCGGCGAGCGCAGTCTGTCGATCCGTACAGGCGTTCGATTGGAGGCGTGCGTGGGCAATCCGCGGTACAGCAATGGCTATCGCCGCCGGCGCGAGCGCGAGCGGTGGCGGCACATGCGGGCCGACTGCTACATCTGCCATCGGCCCATCGACTACGAGCTCAAGGCACCGCATCCATACAGCTTCGTCGTGGACGAGACCATCGCCCTGGCGCGCGGCGGCACGCTCACGCACGACAACAGCGGGCCCGCGCACCGATGGTGCAACGCCATCAAAGGCACGCACAGTCTGGCATGGGCGCGCGAGCGCGTCGCCCAGCTCATCGCCCAGGGCAAAGCCCCGCAGCGCATCGCGCCGGTCTCGGCCGGGCCGATCCGATGCTCGGACTGGTTCGGGGGTGGGGAGTAGACCCCACCCGGCCCCGCCGGGGCGACCACGGGCAAAGCGCCGTTTTTCCCCCGGGCTTTTTTCCACACTTGAACGGAGGCCGTCTTGGTGTCCAGAACGTCGAAGACCCCTCGCTCGAAGAGCGCGTCGAAGTCCCATAGGGTCAGCAATGCCGCCGCTTCCGGGGATCGTCGCCGCCTCCTGGTGGCGATGCGCAACCTGATCGCCGAAAAGCTCGACGAAGGGTCGATAAGCTCACGCGACCTCGCGTCATTGACGAAACGGCTCGCGGACATGAGCGCCGAGATCGAGGCGATCGACAAGGCGTCGAACGGGCACGATCCGGCCATGCAGGCACTGGACACGGAGGACATACGATTGGATGAACACGAGGATTGACGGGGCGAGCTGCCAGATCATCCCCGACGATTTGTACACCAGCGGAGAGCCGAGCCTCAACAGGCTCGCCGCAGCGGCGGGCGACCGGTTCGACGTCTGGCAGCGGCAGATCAACCGGATCATCCTCGCGAAAAGCGCCGACGGCTTCTGGAGCGCCCGCAACGCCGTGCTGTCGATCCCGCGCCAGACCGGCAAGACCTACGACATCGGCTGGGTCGCGATCCACCGCGCCGCCCGAACCCCCGGCATGCGCATCGTGTGGACGGCCCAGCACTTCAGCGTCATCAAGGACACGTTCGAAAGCCTGTGCGCGATCGTCCTGCGCCCCGAAATGAGCGGTCTCGTTGACCCCGACCACGGCATATCCCTGGCCGCCGGCAAGGAGGAGATACGCTTCCGCAACGGGTCGCGCATCTTCTTCCGCGCGCGAGAACGCGGCGCATTGCGAGGCGTCAAGAAGATCGCCCTGCTCGTCATCGACGAGGCCCAGCACCTGTCCGACTCGGCGATGGCGTCGATGCTGCCGACCCAGAACCGCGCCTGGAACCCCCAGACCATCTACATGGGCACCCCGCCCGGGCCAAGGGACAACGGCGAAGCGTTCACCCGCCTCAGGGACAAAACGCGCGCCGGCCGCACCCACAGCACCCTCTACGTCGAATTCACCGCAGACCGCGACGCCGACCCCCTCGACCGCCAGCAATGGAGGAAAGCCAACCCCAGCTACCCGTCCCACACCAGCGACGAATCCATCGCCAACCTGTGGGAGAACCTCACCGGCGACGACTTCCGGCGCGAAGCCCTCGGCATCTGGGACGAACACGCCCTCAGCCAAGCCATCGACCGCCGCCAATGGGAGGAAGCCACCATCGAGCGCCGCCGCCCCGGCGGCGTCATGAGCTTCGGCATCGACATGAACCCCCAACGCACACGCCTGACCATCGGCGCATGCATGCGATACGACGACAACACCGCCCACATCGAACTCGCCGAATACAGGGACACCAACCACGACGGCACCATGTGGGCCGTCAACCTCATCGACAAGGTCTGGGAACAAACCGCCGCGCTCGTCATCGACGGGCAAAGCCCCGCCACCGCGCTCCTGCCCGACCTCGCCCAGGCCGGCGTCACCGTCACCGTCACCGCCGCCACCGACATGGGCCGCGCCTGCGGACGCCTCCAGGACATGCTCAGAGACGGCACCCTCACCCACCTGCCCGAAGACGGCCAACAACCACTCTGGCAAGCCGCCAACAAAGCCACCACACGCCCCATCGGCAAAAACGGCCTCTTCGGATGGAACCGACCCGACGACGACACCGACATCAGCCCACTCAACGCCGTCACCCTCGCCCTCCACGGGGCCATGACCACCAGAAGAGACCCCACCCAAGAAACGGAGACATGGTTCTAATGCCCGCCACCGACCGCAACGGCGTCGCCATCACCAACCCCGCCACCCAAGACGCCTACCTCGCCGTCCAATCCGCCAACATCACCCGCATCAAAGGCGTCGAAGACGACGACATGCCCACCATCCAAAAACTCCTCACAACATGGCGCGACCACTACGCACGCAACATGCTGAGAGCCGAATACTACCAAGCCCGATACCGATACAACGGCGTCGCCTACAGCATCCCCAAACAAATGCGCGCCCTCGCCAAACCGATGATCGGATGGCCCAACAAAGCAGTCCGAGCGCTCGCCGACCTCAACGTGTTCGAGGGCTTCGACGCGCCCGACCCGCTGCAGGCGCAGGTGGACGAACTCGTGGACGACAACGCATGGGACACCGACGTCTCCGAGGCGATCACCAGCGCCTACATCCACGGATGCAGCTTCATCACCGTGTGCGAAGACCCCGACGAACCCGGCCGCATCCTCATGCTGCCCCGCTCGGCCGACTGGAGCGCGGGCATCTGGGACCGCCGACGCCGCCGCCTCGGCTCGGCCTTGACCATCACCGACAAGGACGACAGAACCGGGCGCATCACCGCATTCACCGCATGGCTGCCCGGCAAGGTCTACGAAATCGACGACAGCGAAGGCCAGTGGACGGCGCGGACGATCGAAACCCACCTCGACCGGCCAAGCGTCGTGCCCCTCGTCAACGACGCCCAGTCCTACCATCCGCTGGGCAACAGCCGCATCACCCGCACGCTCATGAACCTGACCGACTTCGGCCTGCGAACCATGGTGCGCATGGAGGCCACCGCCGAATTCTATGCAGCCCCCCGCGTGTGGTTCATCGGAGCGTCGAAGAAGTTCACCGACGACACATGGAGCAGCATCGTGAGCGTCATGAACGGCATGCCCGCCAACAAGAACGGCGACAAGCCCACCATGCAGCAGCTCCAGCAGGCATCCATGACCCCGCACGCCGACATGCTGCGCACCATCGCCCTCATGGTCAGCTCCGAAACCGACATCCCCGTCAACGACCTCGGCATCACCATGGACAACCCCGCCAGCGCCGAAGCCATGGCCGAAGCCGAACGCAAACTGTCCCGCACCGCCGACCGGCAAAACAAACGCTTCGGCCGCGCGTTGAAGGAAGCCATGAGCATCGCACTGGCCTATCAGGGCGCAGACCCCGACGCATTGCGCGAACTGCGACCCATCTGGGCACCGGTCAAGGAAACCAGCGACGCCGCCCGCGCCGACTGGTACCAGAAGGTCGCATCCACCAACCCCGCCTTCGCCGACAGCGACGTGGGACTCACCCGCGCCGGCCTGACATGGGACGAGATCAAGGCCCACCGGGCCTACGAACGCCAGCAGCGCACGCAGCAATCCATCGACGAGCTCAGGGCCAAACTGACGATCGCCAAGACCGACGGCAAGGAGGCCGAAGCCAATGAGCAGCAAACCGGCCAATCTGCCGCTGAACAACCTCACTCCACAGCAGCGCCAAGCATTCCAAACCCATCTTGACGACCTCTGGGACGACTATCAGGACGCGCTCGCCGACCTGTCCCTTGAGGCCAAGCAGCTCGCGGCCGGAGTTGCGTGGGACAATTTTGAAGACCCGCTGCACTACCTTCGCACGGAAGTGTTCGAGACCTACGCGGATCGCGCCAACCAAGTCGCCAACGACTACTATGACGCGGTGCGCTCCGCATGGGCAGAAGCCGCCGGCGTCGACCTGCCGGCCTACACGCCATCCCGAGTGAGCGCGGATCGCGCCTTCTGGCAGATCGTCGGAGGATACAACAGCACCGACCACGTCGGACTCAAATTCGTGGACGTCATCAACCACCACAGTCGCGCTGGGCTGACGATGGACGACCTATGGGCCATGAAGACCGACGGATACGGACAAGACGAATGGATGAACCTCGCCGCCGACATCGTGGGCGTCACAGCACGACTCACGGCCAAATTCAACGGCGAGCACGATCCCTCGCAACCGCGCTACGCCCGCGTTCCGGTCGGCCCGACCTGCGCGTTCTGCATCCTCATGGCCTCGCGAGGCTTCGTCTACTGGAGCGAGGAAAAGGCCGGCGGACGGGACAATCGATATCACAAGAACGACGACTGCCGCATCGTATCCAGTTGGGGAGAAGCCCACGTCAAAGGCTACGACCCGGAAGGCATGAAAGCCCGATACCTGCAATGCCGCAAGACGATCGCCGGCATGCTCAATCGCGACGAATATGGAAAATACGTCGCCCGTATGAAGGACGCAGGTAAAGACGAAGACGAGATAGACGACTACAACCTGTGGACGACGCATCGCATCACCGAGGAAATGAGCCAGCGCGACCGTCGATGGCTGTACGACGGCACCACGCCGGAACCCTCCGTGGAAAGCGCAAGGGCGTGGTCCGAACTTCAGAAGCACGAACGCAAAACGCTCGACGCCCTCAAAGACAACGGGTTTGCCGTGACAGTGCGCGAAAGAAGCGACAAACAAGGCGTGAAGACATCAGACGCCATCATCAACGGTAAACGAGTGGACTTCAAAGCGCCGGAAGGACACGGCAAAAACACCATAGACCAGCTTCTCCGATCCGCAGCCCGCCAAGGAGACGCCGCAGTCATTCATCTGCAAAAGGAAAGAACGGAACTGGACGCCGAAGCCTGCAAAGACTACATACGGTCATCGCTTCGACGCAGACGTCTCGACTACGTTCTGCTCATCGACTACGACGGGAACATCGTCAGGGTCGAACGCGATACGGAAACGGCTTCTCACTCCCAGAGCCAATAACGGGTTCGAGGTAGAGAAGCCAAGACAATTCCAGTCTAACAGATTTTCAGCCACCCGCACGGGCGGCTTTTTTAATGCCCGGAAAGGGCTCAACCACAAGGAGAACAACCATGTTCCTCACCCCCACACCCCATCACATCCGATTCGTCGCGGCCCCGCCGGAAGGCGGCGAGTCCACCGGCGGCACCGGGCAACCGCCGGCATCGGCCGGCACGGAGAACGCCGGCGATCCGATCGACTGGGAAGCCAAATACAAGGAAGCGCTCGGCCACTCGCGCGACTGGGAAAAGAAAGCGAAGGCCAACAAGGCCGCCGCCGACGAGCTGGAAAAGCTCAAGGAATCCCAAATGAGCGAAACCGAGAAGGCCGCCAAGCGCACGCAGGAACTCGAAGCGCAGGTAGCCGCCTACAAGGCCAAGGAACAGCAGGCCGACTGGAAGGCGCAGGTGTCGGCCGAGACCGGCGTACCCGCCGACGTGATCGAAGGCGACAGCCTCGAAGCCATGCAATCGCACGCCAAGCGCATCCACGAGCTGCTCAACCCCAAACCCAAGGCCCCGGCCGTGCACGGCGCTGACCGCCAGCCGTCCGGCAAAGGCCCGAACGAGAGCATGGTCAACTACCTGCGCAACCTCGGCCTCTAACCGGCCAACACCTCCTCACCCCTCATCTGAAAGGAAACCATCATCATGGCACTCGATACCAGCAAGGTGCTGCTCCCCAAGGAAGTAGCCACCGTCATCACCAAGCGCGCCAAGGACACCAGCACCATCGCCGCACTGTCCCCGAGCGAACCCCAGCTCTTCCTCGACAAGGACTACATGGTCTTCACCGGCAATTCCGAAGCCGAGGTCGTCGCCGAAGGCGCGCAGAAGTCCAGCTACGAGGAAACCCTCACCCCGGTCGTCGGCAAGCGCTTCAAGGTGCAGACCACCACCCGCCTCAGCAACGAGCTCCAGTGGGCCGACGACGACGCCAAACTGGAGATCATCAGCAAGATCCAGGCAGACCAGGCCGCCGCGATGGGCCGCGTCCTCGACTACGTCGTCTACCACGCCTTCGACCCCAAGAAGAAGACGACCCTCGAAGGCTTCAACGCGCTCGCCAAAACAGCGGTCGGCGTGCCGGCCACCGACGATCGCGTCGCCGACATCGACAGCCTCGCCGAGGCCGTCAGCGACGAGTACGACATCAACGGCATCGCCCTGTCCAAGACCATGGCGAACGAGCTGCGCAAGATTCGCGTTCCCTCCACCGGCCAGCGCTTCTACCCGGAAATCCCGATCAACCTCCAGGTCGGCAACCTCGACGGCATCCCCGCCGCCACGTCCGGCACGGTCAACGGCCGCCTCATCACCCCTGCGACCGGCATCCTCGCCTTCCTCGGCGACTTCCGCCTCATCAAGTGGGGCATGGTGCGCGACATCTGGAGCGAGATCATCGAATACGGCGACCCCGACAACACCGGCAAGGACCTCAAGGGCGTCAACCAGATCGCCTACCGCACCGAGGCCATGTACTCCTACGCGATCCTCGACCCCAAGGGCATCGCCGTGCTCAAGAAGCCCACATCCTCCGTCAAGGCGAGCAAGTGATGGCCGCGCCCCTCACCCAGACGCTCGTAGTACAGGAACACGACGAGGCCGACGAGACCGGCCTGTCCATTCCCGTGCGTCTGGTCAAGCCCGACGGCACCCCGTTCGCGGAAGGCGTCGCAACCATCGCATGGTCGGCCATCGCCGGCAAGCCGTCTACGTTCGCGCCGCCCGCGCCGACCGCCAGCACGCGCGGCGGCGTGCTCCAGCAGGCGGCCGAAGCGCAGCTCGCCTCCAACGCCGACTCGGCGACCATCATCGCGAAGGTCAACTCCACGCTGACCAAGCTCAAGGCCGCCGGCATCCTCGCCTAAGGAGACCCCGCATGGACGGATACCCCAGCACCCCGCTCAACCTGTCCGACGGCACAACCGTGACGGCAGACGGCGGGGGAGAGGACGAAACTGGCGACGAGAAGCCGTTCGCGCAGGCCGGCGACCTCGAAGCCCGATGGCACGCGCTCACCGGCGAGGAATACAACCGCGCCGAAGCGCTGCTCGCGGACGCATCCGACCTGATCCGCACCACCTGCCCGCGCTGGCACACCGCCAAGCCCGCCACATTGAAGCGCATCGCCTGCATGGCCGTCAAACGAGCCATGCAGGCCGGCCCCGACATGTCGGGCGTCACCCAATCCACCCAGACGGCCGGCAGCTACAGCGAAAGCCTGAGCTACGCCAACCCCGCCGGCGACCTCTACCTCACCACGAGCGAGAAGGAAGCCCTGGGCGGCGACGGCGAGGCATGGGCCTACGACATGGCCGGAGGCGCGGCATGAGAGGCGAGACCATCACCCTCATCCACCGCGTCAAAGCCGGCGAGGACCCCGGCGGCGGAATCATCTGGAACACCCGCGAGGAACAGGTGGACGACGTGCTCATACAGGACGGCCGCCAATCGAACTCCACCGACCCCATCCGCCCCGACGGCATCCGCACCGCCAAAACCATCCACATGCCCCGCGCATGGCCCTACCGAAGCCTGCGCGGAGCCAAAGCGAGAATCGACGGCGTCGAATACACCGTGATCGGAGACCCCCGCCCCTACACGGGCGGCATGACCCCGACCCGCTGGAACCTCACCGTCGAACTCGCCGACACCAGAGGCTAGGAGAGCAACGCATGGCAAAGGTCAAACTCAACCTCGCCGGCTTCCGCGCGATACGCCAATCCGCACCCATCCAGCAGACCATCGACCAACAGGCCACGCTCATCGCCGCCCGCGCCAACAGCATGGCACAGGTCGAAGGCGCGACCTACGAGGCCGCAACCCATGTCAGCACCCCCAAAGGCAGCGTCGCGCTCGCCACGACCGGGCACGGCTCCGAAGGCAACGTGAAGGCGATGGAGGACAACGCGAAACACAACACGCTGCTCAAGTCGGTGAAACAGCAATGAGACTCAACCTCGAAAAAACAGTCAAGGACTGGATCGACGCCGACCCCGACGGCGACGGCCTGACCGCCTACCTCGAAGTGCCCGCAGACCGCCCGCAACGGTTCGTGACCATCGAACGGGTAGGCGGCCGGGAACTCGAATACAGCAGCCGCCCCACCATCGCCGTGCAGGTCTGGGCGGAAAGCCGATGGCAGGCCGCCCAGCTCGCCGCGGGCCAGGTGCTGCCCCGACTGCTCGACCTCGACCTGCTCGACCCCATCGCCGCCGTCAGCGTGGAAAGCGTCATCGACTTCCCCGACCCCGGCCCGCCGCCCCAGCCCCGATACCAGATCACCATAAGCCTCGACGCCGCCGCCCAATAAGACGACGCCGCCCCATCCGAAAGGCACCATCATGGCCGAAACCAACCACAACAACAAGAAAAACGTCAGCCTCGGCAAGCCCAAGAAGACCGGCTGCCTCTACTACGCGCCCGCAGGAACCGCCCTGCCGACCGACGCCACCACAGCCCTGCCGGCAACATACACCTGCGTCGGCTACCTGTCGGAGGACGGCGTCACCAACGCCACCGACACCGACACCACCGACATCAACGAGATGGGCGGCATCAAGGTGCTGTCCGAGATCAGCGGCTACGGCGAGACATGGCAGTTCAGCATGATCGAAACCAACGAAGCCAGCCTCAAACTGCGCTTCGGCACCGCGAACGTCACCGGCACAGCGGACAAGCTCACCGTCTACCACGCCATCCCGTCCGGTGAAAGCCTCGTGCTCGTGTTCGAGATCGCCATGACCGGCAACCGAGTCAAGCGCATCGTCGTCGCCGACGGCACCATCACCGAATTCGACGACACCACCTACAGCGCCGGCGACGCCATCGGCTACGGCGTGACCATGAGCGCCAACCCGAGCGACCTCATCAACGGAGCCACCAGCGTCGAATACATCGCCAACGTCGCCACCGCCTCGCTCAGCAAGTGATCCCACCCCGCGCCCGCCGTCCGGCGGGCGCACCCCTCTGAAAGGACACGCATATGGCAGCCAAGCAGCCGCAGGACCGCAAAACCCCGAAAAACCAGCCCAAGACCGTCGAGGCCATGGGCGTCACCCTCGCCGTCAGCCCCGCGATCTTCGACGACCTCGACATGGTCGAATACCTCTACGACCTCCAAACCGCGCAGGAAGGCGATGGCACCGGCGCGTTCGCCATCGTCCCCTTCCTCAAGAAGCTCTGCGGCCCCCAGTACACGGCCATGAAGGACGCATTGCGCGACCCCGACACCGGGCGCGTGAGCATCGACAAGGTCAGCGAATTCATCGCCCAGCTCCTCGAACAGGTCGCCCCAAACTCCTGACGCTCATAGGAATGCTCGCCACAGCGCCCGACGCGCTCGAAGCGGACTTCCAGCGTTTCTATGGGCTCAACCCCGACCTCATCTGGACGGGCGAACTGCCCGCCAACCGTGCGGCCGCACTGGCCGCCAACCTGCCCCGTCAGGCCATCGTCTGGCAAAAACTCGACCCGCGCCTCGCATGGGACGACCAGACCTACCTCCTCGCCGACATCCGCGACAGCCTCGCGTTCCTCGCCTGGACGAAAACCAAGGAGGCCTCACGCAAGGGCGCGCGCTGGCGCGGACAACTCCAACGCCCCGGCACCGTCCGGCATGAAGCCACGGGCGGCGAGGTCATGGCGATGGACGACGAACAACTAGCCGCATACCTGGCCGCACCGCGCACCACCATCAGGGAGGCATAGCATGGCAATCGAGATCGCCACCGCGTTCGTGCAGGTCGTGCCCAGCATGAAGGGCGTCGGCAAGGCCATCGAATCGGCGTTCGGCAGCGCATCGGAAACCGCCGGCAACACCGCCGGCATCAAAGCCGGCAACGGCTTCGCCGGCGGCTTCGGCGCGAAACTCGGCGTCATCACCGGCATCGCGCAAAGCGTCGCGGGCAAGGCCATCGAAGCGTTCATGGGCCTGTCCGGCGAGATCACCAGCGCCTCCGACAGCGCCCAGAAGTTCGCCAGCACCCTGAACTTCGCCGGCGTCAGCGAGAAGCAGATCAAACGACTCACCGCCAGCACGCAGGACTACGCCGACAAGACCGTCTACGACCTCAACGACATCCGCAACACCACCGCCCAGCTCGCCGCCAACGGCGTGCCCAACTACGACCGCCTCGCCGAAGCCGCAGGCAACCTCAACGCCGTCGCCGGCGGCTCGGCCGACACGTTCAAAAGCGTCGCGATGGTATTGACCCAGACCGCCGGCCAAGGAAAACTCACGACCGAGAACTGGAACCAGCTCTCTGACGCGATCCCCGGCGCGAGCGGCAAAATCCAACAGGCCCTCAAGGAAGCCGGAGCCTACACCGGCAACTTCCGCGACGCCATGGCCGACGGGCAGATCACCGCGCAGGAATTCAACGACGCGATCATGTCCCTGGGCTTCACCGACGCCGCCGTGGAAGCGGCCACCAGCGCCAGCACCATCGAGGGAGCCACCGGCAACCTCGAAGCCGCGTTCGTCAAGCTCGGCGCGAGCGTGCTCGACAGCGTCAAACCCGCCATCACCGGCGGCATGAGCTGGATCGCAGACGGAGTCACCAACGCCGTGCCCGTCGTCCAGGCAGGCATCGAAGGGCTCATCGGCTGGTTCCAGCGCCTCTACTCCAAACTGGAGGAAAACGGCGCGATCACCGCGTTCAAATCCGCGTGGGACACCATCAGGAACGCGATCATGGGCGTCGTCAACATGGTCGTCGACTGGGTGAAACTCATGCCGCCCGACGGGGTCGCGACCGCCATAAAACTCATCGCCGACACGTTGAACCTCATCGTCGGCAACGCCGGCAAGCTCGCGCCCGTGCTCATACCGGCCGTCACCGCGTTCCTCGGCTTCAAAACAGCCACGGCGGGCATCACGGCTGTCGCCGGCGGGCTCGACGGCATCTTCAACGCCGCCGTGAAGGTCAAGAACGCCGCCAACGGCGTCACCGACCTCGTCAACGGCATAGGCGGCATCTCCGGCCGCATCCAGAAGATAGCCGCATCCACCAAGATCGCGCAGAACGCGCAACTCGCATGGAACGCCGTGACGAGCGCCGGCACCGCCATCCAACGGGCCTTCAACGCCGTCCTCAAGGCGAATCCCGTCGGATTCTGGGTCACGATCTTCGCCACGGTGGTCGCCGCGCTCGTCTGGTTCTTCACCCAGACCGAGGTCGGCCGCAAGGCGTGGGCCGCGTTCACCTCATGGCTGTCCGAGACATGGGCCGCGCTCGTGGAGGGCGCTAAGGCGATATGGAACGGGCTCGGCGAATTCCTCGCCGACCTATGGGCGACGATCACAGGCGGCGTGCAATCCGCATGGAACGGCATCGCCGGCTTCTTCACGGGCCTATGGCAGACGATCAGCGGCGGCGTCACCGGCGCGTGGACGTCGATCACCACGTTCCTGTCCGGCGTGTGGACCGGCATCAGCACGACCGCCACGACGATCTTCACCAGCGTCCGGGACTTCATCGTCAACGTGTTCACCGTCATCGGCGCGCTCATCGTCGCCCCGTTGCAGGCGATCCAGAACGGCATCGACACCGTGTTCGGCTGGATACTCTCGTTCATCACCCAGCAGATGAACAGCACGAACACCGTATGGAGCACCGTATGGACGGCGATCTACAACGTCGTGTCCACGATCTTCACGCTGATAAGCGGCTACATCTCGACCGTCCTGAACGCGATCCGCACCGTCATCGTCGTGTTCCTCGACCTGCTCAAGGGAGACTGGCAGGGCGCATGGGACGCGATCAAATCGTTCTTCACGACCACATGGGACGGCATCAAAGCGTTCCTGTCGAACATCCTCGACGGAATCAAAAGCATCTGGACGAGCGTATGGACGGCCGTAAGCCAGTTCTTCACGGATGTCTGGAACAGGATCGTCGCGTTCTTCACGCCGATCATCAACGGCATCAGGAACACGATCGGCAACGTCCTCAACGCCATCAGCGGCGTATGGACGAGCGTCTGGAACGCGGTCAGGTCCGTCGCATCCGCCATCTGGAACGCGATCAGCGGCGTGGTGTCCACATGCATCCAGAATGTGCGCAACACCATCTCGACCGTCCTGAACGCCATCAGCGGCGTATGGACGAGCGTATGGAACCGCGTCGGCTCGTTCCTGGGAAACATCTGGCACGGGATCACATCGGCCGTGTCCAACGGCATCCAATCCGTATCCGCCACCGTCGGCCGCATCCGCGACACCGTGCTCGGCGCGGTCAGCGGGGCCGGCGGATGGCTGTACGACACGGGCCGTCAGATCATCAGCGGCCTCATCAACGGCATCGGCGGCGCGTTCCAGTGGGTCAGGAACACGATCAGCAACCTCGGCAGCAGCCTCGTCGGCTGGGCCAAGGGCGTGCTCGGCATCCACAGCCCGTCACGCATCTTCCGCGACGAGGTCGGCAAATGGATACCCGCCGGCATGGCCCAAGGCATCGACAAGGCCAGCGGCCTCGTCGCCGACAGCATCGACGGACTGACCGACATGGTCCCGACCGTCAGCCTGAAGACCGACACCAGCCGACTCGAAACCCCGCTCGCATACCACGGCACCGTCAACGGCGGCCGGATCGCGTACACGATGGACGAACAGGCCGGCGGATACGCCACCAAACAGGACATCATCGACGCGATCGACGCGGCCCTCGCCGCCGGCATCACGCTCAACCTCAACGACCGTGGCGGAGAGGTCATGGCCGGCAAGCTCGCCAAACCAATGAGCTACGAACTCAACTACCTCGCCATGAGAGGCCGATAGCACCTAAGAGAGGAGAGCATCATGCTCTACCAGCGGCGCATGCGCCTGCCGCATGTCGAAGACCCCACGCTCAACGGCGTCCCGCTGGAACGCATGATGCTGTCCCTATCCTCCGACGGCGTGACCATCGACGCCGCCAAATCGACCTTGAGCATGCAGGACATGCCCGGCCGCGACGGCCGGCTCGACCTGACCCTCACCGACCCGACCGGGGCAGCGTACATGGGCGACCGCGCCATCACGCTCAGCCTGTACGCCATCGGCGGCGAAGACGACATCCTCGCCGCCAAAACCCGGCTCGCCGCCCTAGCTGGCACCATAGTCTCACTCTCATGGCGCAGCCTGCCCGGCGAATACCAAGGCCGCATGAGCCTCGGCGCGTGGGAAGACAAATGGGCCGGCGACCACCAGATCGCCACCCTCGTGCAAGCCGAGATCGACGCCCACCCCTACCTGATCGGCCGCAGCCAATCCATCGCGCTCAAAACGGACGCGAACACGATCCACGTCAAAGGCAACCGGCCATGCTGGCCCACATGGACGCTCACCCCCGCCGCCGACGCCAAGACCGTCAGCATCAAGGACGCGCACGGCCACAAACTCGCCGTCACGTCCACCACCGCCATCACCGGACGCATCTCCATCGACACCGACCCCGACCACCGGGAGCTGCGCGTCAACGGCAACCTCATGACACCCACACTCGAATCCGACTACTTCCCCCTATTGCCCGGCCTGAACACGCTCACCCTCACCGGAGCCACCGCCGCCAGTCTCGCGTACAGGCCACTCACACTCATCTAGGAGCACACTCATGCGATACATGATCTTCGACCGCTGGGGCAACCCGCTCGGCGACCTGCCCTACGTCATCAAGGCCATCCGCACGAGAGCCACCGACGGCACCGACACCCTCGACATCACCACCATCGGCGAGATCAACAAGGACGAACGCATCGCGTTCAAGGACTCGATGGGCCGCTGGGCGGAATACCTGTGCCAGTCCACCCAGACCGCCCGCGCCGCAGGCATGCCCGTCACCGTCGCCTACTGCACCGGCAGCATCGCGGAACTCTCGCGCACCTATATCGAGGACAAACGCAACCGCGCCGCCAACGCCAAAGCCTGCCTCGCCAAGGCACTGGAAGGCACCCGGTGGGCGGTCGGCACCGTCGAGACCGGCACCATCACCGGCACGGCCAACCTCGCCTTCTACCACTGCACCGTCCTCGAAGCCGTCCAGAAGACCGCCGACACCTACGGGCTCGAAGTCCAGACCGAATACCAGCCCGACCCGACCGGCAACCGGATCGGCCGGCGCATCATCCACCTCGCCGAACACCGGGGCACCGCCAACACCACAAAACGCTTCGAATACGGCAAGGACCTCACCCAAATCAAACGAGACATCGACAGCGGCGACGTCATCACCCGCCTCTACGGCTGGGGCAAAGGCATCGAACAAACCAACGACCAAGGCGAGGCCACCGGCGGATACAGCCGCAAAATCAGCTTCGCCGACGTCAACAACGGCAAACCCTACATCCAAGACGACCAAGCGCTCGCCGACTGGGGCATCGTGGGAGCCGATGGCACCAGACACCACAGCGAAGCAAGCGTGGACTTCCCAGACTGCGAAGACCCCAAGGAACTCCTCGCCCTCACCAAAAACGCGCTCAAAACCCGCACCACGCCCGTCGTCTCCTACACGGCCGACGTGACCGCCCTCGGCCAAGCCGGCTACAGCGCGGAAGGCACGGACGTCGGCGACAGCGTGCAGATCATCGACACCAGCTTCGCCACACCATTGCGCCTCGAAGGCCGCATCCTCCAGATCGAGGAAGACCTAGCCGGCAGCCTCGCCGACACCAAGATCACCCTCGGCAACATCCGGCAATCCTACACGCAGCGCCTCGCCGCCCAACAGCAGGCACTCGACAAACTCGTCTCCAACTCCGGCGCATGGAACAGCGCCGCCGGCGGCACCGGCCCGTACATGAAAGACCTCATCGACCGGATCAACCAGATCATGAACGCCACCGGCGGGTACACGTACCTCAAACCCGGCCAAGGCATCTACGTGTACGACAAGCCCGAAGACCAGAACCCCACCCAATGCATCCACATCGGCGGCGGCTACTGGCGCATCGCCGACCACAAGAAAGCAAACGGAGACTGGGACTTCCGATCGCTCGCCAACGGCAAGGGCATCTTCGCCGACACCATCTTCACCGGCCGACTCTCCGACGCCGCAGGCCTCAATTTTTGGGATATGGACACCGGCGAATTCAGCCTGTCCGCCCGCAGCACCGTCGGCGGCAAGACCGTGCAGGAATACGCCGACGGCGCGCTCTCCGACGCGAACTCGTACACCGACCAAGCCAAGCAGGCGGCGATCACCGAGGCGAAACGTCAGGCCGACGCGGCCGACACGGCCAAGCTCGCCGAGGCGAAGAAGTACGCCGAAACCAAGGCTACGGAAGCTCTGACCGCCGCCCGGGCGCAATCCAAATCGGACAGCGAAGCCGCCAAATCAGCGGCGCAGGCCTACGTGGACGCGCTCGACGAGTCACTGGGCCAGCGCAGCATCTTCGACCGGCTCACCAACAACGGGCAGACGCAGGGCATATACCTGAGCGGCGGGCTCCTCTACCTGAACGCCACCTATATGCGGACCGGCGTGCTGGACGCGGCGCTCGTCAAGGCCGGCCGGCTCACGGACAAAAAAGGCCTCAATTTTTGGGATATGGACACCGGCGAATTCAGCCTGTCCGCGCAATCCACCATAGGCGGCAACAAGGCCGGCAGCCTCGCCACCCAGACCCAAGCCCAGAAGCTCGCCACCGACGCGCAGGCCGCCGCCAATGCCTACGCCGACAGCGTCGGAGCCAGCACGCTCAGCAGCGCGAGAAACGACGCGACCGCCAAGGCCGACACGGCACTGTCCGGCGCGAAGACCTACGCGGAAACGATCATGGCCTACGGGTCGAACCTCGTGCGCAACCCGAACGGCAACCCAGACCACGACCTCGACAAGCTCGGCGCAAGCAAACTCGCGAAGCCCATGCCGGCAGCACACCCGGAAGGCATCACGAGCGCGATCCGTTTGGGCAACGTGCGCGACACGTACTTCGGATGGATGCTCGACTCGTTCCGTGGTCACACGTTCCGCATCTCCGGCTGGGCGTACCGCAAGGCCGGCAGCGCCACCAGCAGCTTCGGCATCCACTGGACGGACACCGGCAACGGCAACCATTGGCAGGCCATCGCCAATGCCGCCGCCAACGCCAGCGGATGGACCTACGTGTCAGGCAGCTACACGGTGCCGTCGAACGCCAAGACCGCACGACTGTGGATGCAGGTGGACCGCGACACCACGACCGCAAGTGACGCCGACTGGTACTGGACCGGACTGCAGTGCACCGACGAGACCGCCGCCCGCAGCTACGTGGACACCTTCGAAGGAGAGATCACCCAGACCTATATCTTCGACAAACTCACCAACAACGGCCAACAACAAGGCCTCTACCTGTCCAACGGACTGCTGTACGTCAACGCGACCTATATGAGGACCGGCACCATCACCGGCAAACGCTCCTACTGGAACCTCGACACCGGCCAGTTCGCCATGACCGACGCCAACAACAACGAAACCGTCCACTTCGACGGCAATGGCACCAACAACCTCCTGACCGGCACCTTCCAGACCGCCCGCACCGGCAAACGAGTCAAGATCAGCCCCGACTTCAGCAGCTACACGATCGGCGGAACGGAAACCTACGAAGGCAGCGGCATCAGCTTCCCCCTCGACGGTGCCTATGCCTCAAGCCCAAGCATCTGGTCGTACTCCAAGAGCAGCAAGAGCGGCGACATGAGCGGCATCGCCCTACTGTCCGGCTACCGTACCAAAGGCACGCCGGCCGCGTTCGGACGATTCTGGAGCCGCAAGTACCCCGACGACACGAGCAAGATCGAATCGCAGGCATACTTCACGTCCAACACGGAATACTCCAGCGACTCCACCACAGACAGCGGCGGCAGCCTCAACATCTACTCACGCCAAGGCTACGGCGGCGAGGCAACCCTAAACGCATGGTCCCCGTCCGCCACCTGTCTCGCAGGAGTCAACGCCACCGGCCGCAAAGCAAGAGCCTACGCCACCGCAGCCGACAGCAACGGCGAAGTCGGCATGCTCGCCGACATCAGCACCGGATACCTGTATCTCGGCGGCTACCTCGGCGGCCTCACCGGCCGATCCACCTTCCATGGAGCCTGGTGGGAAAACGTACGCATCGCCGCCATGCAATACAGCCAATTTACCTTCACGACCGCCGCACCCGCGAAATACGGTTCCTACAAGGCGGTCGCCACCGTCGACCACCGAGGCGACGACTGGGCGCTGATATGGAGCACCGTATCCGACTGCACGGCAAGCGGCTGGCTCATATGGGTATCCACCGGGCCGGCGCAGGTCGTAACCAACGTCACCTCACACTGGAACTACAACACCAGCACCGGCGTCGTCTCCAACCTCTCCATCAACGTAAACAACAGCAACCTATTCAACGGCACCAAAACCTACTGCCTCAACACCATCGGATTCCTCAAAAAATAGGAGACACCATGCAAATCACCACCATCAACGGCCAACCCACCCTCCTCATAGACCGACCCCTCACCACTGCCGACACCACCCCGCCAGCCGAAGTCACCGACGGAATGACGACCATCGCCACCACCCCACCCACACCCTACATGCGCCACGACGCCATACCGCTCGCCGCGATCGCGTCATGGCGCATACTCCTCGGCATCGAAACCGACACCGAAGCCGTAGCCGCCATCCTCCACGTCCGCAGCAACGGCGAACCAGACCCCGACCCCGACACCGGCGAAACCGCATGGACAAGCGCCTACAACGCCATCGAAAACGTCATCAACGCTCACACCACCACAGCGCTCGCCGACAACACACCCGACGATCAGCTCACCGCCGGCCGCAACAAAACGCGCGGACTACTCGGCCTCCCACCCCTACCATCCGCCGCCACAACCATCGCATCCGCCGACGAAACGGACACCCCGACGACCATCGCGCTGCCGGACGGCGTCGAATCAACGGAACTCGGCAACCTCCTCGCAGACCACGCCGACGACATCGCCAACGCAACCGACCGATTCATCGACTCACTCACCCGCACCGACAACGGAAAGGAACACGACTGATGGACAACAAAAACCTCTACCCGGCCATGATCGGCAAACTCCGCGAAATGATCGCCGACAGCACCATACAGATCGCCGCACTGCAAGCCCAGATCGACATACTCGCCAAGGAAAACCAACGACTCACCGACCAACTCAACAAGGACGACAATGGCAACGCTTGACAGCTTCCGCGAAGCCACAGGCGAACCCATCCAACTCGACCTAGCCAACGGCTACATCGCAGACATACGCCTCAACGCCGGCGACAACAACGGCCGCACCATCACCGTCGAACTCACCGACAACGGCACCCCCATCACCAGCACCGACGGAATCACCTGCGCGCTCGCCTACAACACCGCGCCCGGCAGCGGGCTAGGCGACCGCGTGAGCATGCCAGCAGTGTTCGGCACCACCACGGCCACGTACCGCGTCGCCGTGCCGCGCAAGGCGTTGCAGCGCGCCGGCGCGATCCTCATGGGCATCGAGGTCAGCGTCAACGGCACGAAGACTTGTTCGCGCAACTTTCACGGCATCGTCGAACGAGCCGTGTTCGACGCGACCGCGCCCGACGCGCAGGATCAGATGGGTGTGCTCGACAAGCTCATAGACGACGCGACCACGGCCATCAACAAGGCCGTCAGCGCGGCCGGCGAAGCCAAGGACGCCGCAGACGCGGCACGCACCAGCGTGATCGAATACCGGCAGCTCTCCGACGACTGCAAGGCCAAGATCGCCGCCAGCGCGGCCGCCGGCGTGGTCTTCGCGACCCAAGCCGACATAGACGCCCAGTACGACAGCGTGATCGCGCCGGCATTGTCCGACGCCGAAACGATCCCGCCGCTCACCCAGTCCGACATCGACTGGGCGCTCGACATCATCAACCGATAAACCGAAAGGAGCCATCATGGCGAACACGCAGAAGGTCATGACCCTCGCCGACACCGCCCAGCTCATCGCCAAGGTGCACGCCAACGCCGCCAAGGGCGTGCGCTTCGAGTACGACGGCACCAAGGGCGAATACGGCAACATCGCCAGCTACTACCTCGCCCACAAGGACGGCAAGGTGTACGGCGTGAAGTTCCCCAAATACACGTACAGCAACACGCCGACGGGCGTGAAGACCCGAGACAACGCCAACCTGACCATCGAGATCAGCACCAACGACAATGCCGGCCGCGACGACTACGCGCCCCTGAACGCCTTCCGCGTGTGGGACGTCAACGCCACCATCGGCGACGACGGCGTGCCCCACGTCACCGCCATCGACGGCATCGACACCCGCTTCAGACGCGACGGCACCAACGGCGACGTGTACGTCATGACATGCCCCGGCTACTACAAGCTCGAAGCCACGAGCACCCACAACGAATTCCTCTACAGCGACACCCAATACGACGGCTACACACCATTGCCCGGCGTGCTGTTGCCAGACGGCTCGAAACGCCCCTGCCTGCTGTTCGCCAAATACGCCGCCTCGCTCGACTCAAGCCTGCGGCCGCTGTCCGTCAGCGGCGTCGAGATTGACCGCGAATTCGGCTCGCAGAACCGGGCCATCGACTACGCGCTCAAGAAGGGCAAGGGATACGCCGGCCGCTGCCAAGGCGACACCTTCTATGTCCAGCTCATGCTCATGCTCAAATACGCCACCAAAAACTCGGACGTGCTCGGCGGCTGCTGGCAGTACACGCCTCAGACCGCCGTCACCAAGGCCGAAACCGGCGTCAAGCGCGTCATCATCGCCACCAGCGCCGCCAGCGGCTTCGACATCGGCAGCACCGTCAATGTCGGCACCGACAAGGAACGCAACAACGTCGGCAACTACAGCGCCGCCCGGGCGCGCACCATCCTGAGCAAGACCAACCTCGACGCCAACAACACCGCCCTCAACCTCGACGGCGATGCCATCACCACGACCACCGCATGCTTCGTCAGCAGCATGCCGTGGAAGACCGGGGCCACCGACAAGCTGCTCGGCACCGACGGCCGCCCATCCGCCGCGTTCGCCGCAAACCACCAGCCCATCCGGCTGCAAGGCATCGAACTATTCAACGGCGTCTACGAGAGCGACGCCGACCTCATCGTCAACGCCGTCAAGGAAAGCGACGACAAGGGCCGACTCGACATCTACCGCGTGTTCGACATCACCAATGCAAGCAAGACCTCGACGACGAACTACACCAAGATCGGCGAATTCACCGCACGCGACAAGACCACGGACAACTCATGGCGCTACGCCGAGGACTTCACCCTGTCCAACGGCGTCATCATCCCCACGGGACTGGGCGCGACGAGCACCACCGGCATGTGCGACGCCATCGGGGCCAACCCGCTCACATCCCAAGGCCTCCGACAGGTGCTGCGCTTCGGCACCCTCGGGGATGGGGTGCTGTTCGGCGCTTTCGCCGCGAACCTCTGGATCGCCCTCGCGAGCCGCGGGTGGCTCATCGGGGGCCGCCTTTCTGCGCTCGGTCGCACGAAGGCGTAGCCGCAGTGCGATGGGGGTGAAGCGCAGCGAGGGGGCGAAAGCCCCCTCATGACGTTTCGCAGCCTTTTGGGATTTGTGGCGGTACGCCTCCGACGTCCGTGCGTGGTGCAGCGCTTCGGCAACCTCAGGGATGGGGTGCAGTACGGCGCTTTCGCCGCGAACCTCAGGAACGACCTCGCGAACCGCAGGTGGAACATCGGGGGCCGCATATCCGGTCAATCCTGTCAACACGATCATTACGCCACAACTACCCTCCACGCCAGCCAGTGAGAGGGCAAGCCACGGCCCAGCCGAAAATCAAACCGAGCACCCGGCCAGTAGACCCGAACCCATCCAGCACCGTCGAACGCCGGCATAGTCCAGATAGGAAACGCTCTGAAAACCCATTGCAAGCACACCCGCTGCGCCACGCCCATGTTCGTCCGCAGGGCGATCGATCACTACCTCAAGGGCAAACGGTCCCGCCGCGACGTGACCCGCTTCCTCGAAACCCACCCCGACCTCGACCGGCTCGCCGAACGGATCGCCGACGAGATACGCGAAGGCCGATACCGCGACACCAGGATCACGTACTTCAACCGCGTCGAACCGATCAGCGGCAAACACCGCGTCATCGGCCGCGAATCGGTACGCCACCAAATCTACGACCATGTGGCCGTCATGGCCCTCCAGCCGTTGTTCGACGCGAAGGTGGGCCGATGGCAGACCGCCAGCATCCCCAATCGCGGCACCATCGACGCCCGCCGCGCGATCAAACGATGGACACGCGAACGATCCAGCAAATGGTTCGTGAAGCTCGACGTGCGCAAATACTATCCCAGCATCGACCGCCCCACATTGAAGGCGATGCTCACGCGCGACGTCGGCGACCCGATCCTGCTGCGCCTCGTGTTCCACCTCATCGACCGGTACCAAGGCGACAACGGCCTCAACATCGGCAGCTACCTGAGCCAATGGCTCGCCAACTACTACCTCAGCCACGCCTACCACTGGATCGAATCGCCGGCCATGACCATCGAACGCACCAGCCGGCGCACCGGCGAGATCACCCGCCGCCGGCTCATCACGCACCAACTGTGGTACATGGACGACCTGCTGCTCATCGGCACCTCCAAACGAGATTTGAAGATCGCCGCCCGCCGCATCGTCCGCTACCTGAAGGACGCGCTCAAACTCGACGTGCACGAGGAATGGAACTGCAAACGCCTCGACCTCGAACCCATCGACATGGTCGGCTACACGTTCCGACCCCACGGCCGCGTCAACATCCGCAGCGGCGTGTTCCTCCGCGCCCGCCGCACCTTCAACCGCGCCAGACGCCGGCCCATGACCGAACAGCTCGCGCGACGCTGCTGCTCCTACTACGGATACCTGCGCAACAGCGACAGCATCCGATACCGGCGACGCCACCGCATCGACCACACCATGCGCCGCGCAACCCGGTATTTATCCACCCAACACAGGAAGGAAAACCCATGCTCCAGACCGTATCCAGCCTCGAACCCCTCGAAGAGGTCAGCTACTACCCGCGCGGCGACGGCCTCGCGGACATCCGCATCCGCCGCAACATCACCACCGTCATGCACGGGGACGGCGAAACCGCATGGACGGAATACACCGCCGACGAAGCCTACACGATCCGCGACCTGACCGAACAGGAAGCCATCGAACAGGCCGACAGCATCTGGCTCGACTGCGTGCAGGCATCCAAATCGGACAGTCAGCGCCTCGCCGGCTTGGAGGCGTCCAGCCTCGATCAGGACGAGGCATTGGCCGAAATCTACCAGCTGCTGTCAGGGGGTGAAGCATGAGCAAAGCCATGATCCGCGTCTACGCCCGTCTCGTCATCGCCGGCCGCAAGACCATCGACGACGTGCCCGAAGCGGGCCGCGAAGCCATACGGGCATACATCGCCGGCCTCGACGAGGGGATCGGAGAGTGAACCCCATAGCCCAGCAGCTCGTCATATGGGCCGCCACCGGCATCATCACCTCCATGGGCGGGTACATGTTCGGCTGGTGGCGCGGCTACCGACGCAAATCCGACGCCATGCAGACCGGCGTGCGCGTGCTCCTGCTGTGCAAGCTCGAACAGATGCAGCGCGAAATGGTCGCCAACGACGGCATCGCCGACAACACCGCCAAACGGACCGCGCAGCTCGTCTACGACAGCTACCACAGCCTCGGAGGCAACGGCCACGGCACCCAAGTCAATCAGGACATACAGGACGCGCCGATAGCCCCGAGAAAACCACAAGCTTAGCCCCCGCCGACCCCGACGGGGGCTATTTCATGCCCACCCCACACATAGGAAGGAAAACGAATGGGCAGATTCAAAAACAGAAGCAAGCCGCTGCAGGCCCTCATCGCGGCACTGTTCGCCGTGCTGCTCGCGTGCACGCCGGCGATCGCGATGGCCGACATGGTCGGCATCGACGTGTCCGGCTGGCAGGCCGCGAACGTGACCTGCACCGCCAGCTACGACTTCGCCGTCGTCAAGGTCAGTCAGGGTGTCGGCTTCGAGAACGGGAGCTGGCGCGCCCAGGCCAAGTGTGTGACCGACCGGGGCAAGAGCCTCGGCCTGTATCATTACGCCGGCGGCAACGACGCCAGCAGCGAGGCCGACTACTTCGTCGCCAAGGCGAGGGACTACGTCGGCCGGGCCGTGCTCGTGCTCGACTGGGAGTCCTATCAGAACGCCCAGTGGGGCAATTCCGACTGGGTTCGCCGGTTCGTCCAGCGCATCCACACGCTCACCGGCGTATGGCCGATGGTGTACGTGCAGGCCAGCGCGCTGGGCCAGATACCCGGCGACGTGCGCGCCAACTGCGGCCTGTGGGTCGCCCAGTACGCCAGCAACGCGCCCACCGGCTACCAGAACCGACCGTGGAACTACTCGATCTACGGCGAAGCCATGCGCCAGTACACCTCCAACGGCTGGATCAGCGGCTACAACGGGCCGCTCGACCTCAACTACTTCCGAGGCGACGCCGGCCAGTGGCAGGCCTACGCCAACCCCGCAGGCGCAGCCAAGCCGGCCACGCCGCCGCAGACCGAGAAGCCGCCGACCCAGACCATCGACCTACAGGCCCTCGCGACCGCCACCATCCGTGGCGACTACGGCAACGGCCAGCAGCGACGCGACGCGCTCGGCGCGAACTACGACAAGGTCATGGCGATCGTCAACCAGCGCCTCGCCGGTGTCGCGACCGTCGCGCCGCAGCAGGCCGCGCAGGCCAACACGACCCGCGTGGCCGTCCGTTCCGGCGACACCATGAGCGGCATCGCCTCGCGCACCGGCCTGTGGCCGCTGTCCAGGTGGAGCGTGCCCAGCGGCAACATCAACCGCATCTGGCCCGGTCAGGTCGTCACCTACAACGGCGGCGGCAGCGTCGCCACCGGCAGCAACGCCCCACCGTCCCGTACCGTGACCGTCCGCGCAGGCGACACCCTCAGCGGCATCGCGGCACGGCTCGGCATCGGCTACACGCAGCTCACCGGGTATCGCAGCGGCAACCCCAACGTGATCTACCCCGGCGAAGTGCTGCACTACTGAGCGCCGACCCGAACCTGACCTAGGAACCGTGAACCCGACACCGGGCGAGGTTCCTAGGTTCCAAATCACAGAATCGAGGACAATATGACCGACGAAAACACCGAACTGAAGACCGCCGGTACGGAGCCGACCGTGCCCGATTGGCTGCTGCCTAACCGAGCCTATGACGTGCTCAAATGGCTCGCGCTGATCGTGCTGCCGGCCATCGGCGTGCTCGTGCAGACCCTCGGCCCCGTATGGGGCTGGACGTGGGCCGATCCGGCCGCGACGACCATCAACGCCGTCGCCCTGACCATCGGCGTCGTCATCGGCGCAAGCACCCTCAAGGCCAAGGCATCCAAGGCCGAATAACAAGAAGCCCCCGAACCTACCGCACTCACGGTATGGTTCGGGGGCTTTTCGTCGTTTATGGGCTAGGCGTGGATCGTTTCGCGGCGTCGCGTGGTGCGCAGGCGGTCGGCGATCCATGTGTTGACGACGGCGTTGCGGCTGATTGCCAGATCGGCGGCTTCCTCGTCCAGTTCGCCGACCATCCATGCGGGCATCGTGAGCGTGATGCGTTTTTCCAGCGGGGGATGATGCTCGACCACGGGATTGCTCATGTCCACGTAGTCGAGGATGTCGTCGCCGTTGTCGAACATCTCCTCGAGCTGGTCGCTGGTGATCGCCTTGGCGTTAACCTTATTCTTGGCTGTCATAGTATGCCTCCTCGTTCTTGCGTGATCGGCGCACGGATATGATGCGTATGCGCTTGCCGCGCTTGGTCGTGATCGCCGTCCAGTGCTTGCCGTCGATCATGCCGAGCACGATGTAACGCACGTCGTCGTTTCCGGGATTGGGAGCGGTCAGCGTCACCGTCTTCGAGTTGTCCCACATGCGCTGGGCCGCCTCGAAGTCGATGCCATGCTTGGCGAGGTTCTTCGCGCTCTTCGCCGGATCGTATTCAAACTCCATCAAACCTCCTAATAACATCTATTATACATCAATATGACATCAATACAACATCACGCGGCGAGGCGCGTGGCTTCCACTGCGGCGCGCAGCCGTTCGTCGGGCATGGCGATGTACCGCTGCGTGGTCTCGACCGAGGCGTGCCCCAAGAGCTTGGAGACGAGCAGCAGGTCTCGTGTGGCGGCGTAGGTCGTTGTCGCGTACCTGTGACGCAGGCTGTGCGCCGTCCATCCGTCGCCCAAGAGGTCGCTCAGGTGTCGGCCGACGTAGGATGATTCGACGTGGCCGCTCCATCGGCCGGGGAACAGATAGCCGTTGGCGGATCGGATCAGCAGGGCGAGGTCGTCGCCGATGGGCACGATGCGCTGCTTGTCGCCCTTGCCCACGACCACGAGGCTCCAGCCCACGAGGTCGCGCATCACATCGCGGCTGTGCACCTTCGCGATCTCGAAGCGTCTCAAACCGCATTCGGCGCCGAGGCGCAGCATGAGCCGTTCGCTGTCCGTGGCCTTGCGCAGTGCGGTGAGTATGACCACGTCCGGGCATGGCCGGGGATGCGGTTCGGGACGCTTGACGGTGGGTAGGAACTCGCTCGGATCGGCCTCGCTGCGGCCGGACGCTTTGAGCCATCGGAAATAGCTGACGCAGGCGTTCTTCGCGCCCTTGCGTGTCTCGGGCTTCCAGTCCTTCGCGGCGAAGTGGGCGAGCAGGTCGTCGCCCTCCACGTCCCTAGGATCGCCCTCAAGCGCCCGCGACAGTGCGCTCATCTGGCAGCGCCGCGTGTTGAGCGTGTTGGTGGAGTAGCCCGCCGCCTTCAGTGAGTCGAGCCACAT